GGGAGCGGCGTTGGATGACGAGGAGGTGCAGCCGGAAGTGGAAGCGGTACGCGAAGCGCTCCGAGCGCTGGAGCAGATCCCCGACCGACTGGACCGGGCCAAGGCCCTTGCCGTCCTGCTAGGCGAGTGGCCGGATCATCACGCTTTCCTGCGGGAGGAGCGGCAGCGAATCGTGCAAGAGATGCGCGCCGAGAAGATGACGTACCGGCAGATCGGCGATGCACTGGGGATGCACTTCACTCGGGTCCGTCAGATCGAGGCTGGGCAGCGTGGAGCGAAGAACCGCCCGGCGAAGAAGCCGCCGACCGACGAGGAGTAACCGCACACAACGACGGCCCGCCCCGGGCTTTGGGGCGGGCCGTCTCTTCTTCGCACGCCCACGCTACTTCGCAGGCACCGCCCACACCACCGGATCCTGCGTCTCCGTCCCGTACACCACCCGCACCGGCCGCTGCCCCTTGCCAACGACGAACGTGACCAGGCCACGGATGCAGTCGCCCGGCATGACCCGCGTGTCGTTCACCGGGAACTCCGGCTTCGGAATGTCACTCCCGGAGATCGACGGGGCCGCCGTCCGCGTGTCATCCGCGAAAGCAAGCGCCCACGGCGACTGCGACACCGTGAACATCTTGCTGCCCTTGGCGTTGCACACCTTGACGTCGAGAGTCGCCCACACGCTGCTGGCCGGGTAGCCGAGGGCCTTGAGGGAGATGCTCTTGACGGTGACGGGCTGGTGGTAGGCGAGGGCTGTGGTGGTGCCGGCGTATCCGGGTTCGTGCCAGCGGTTGGGTTGGCCGAGGGTGAGGGGACCGGCGGGGCTGGGGCTGGCGCTGCTGGGTGCTGGTGTGGGTTTGGCGTCGTCATGGCTGGTGCTGGTGCACGCGGTGAGGCCGAGCGCGGTGGCCAGGAGCAGCGTGGTGGTGGTGCGGGTCATGTGTCCCCCTGTGGACGGTTGTGGGGGAGATCATGCCGGGCCGGGTGGGTTGGGCGCAGCGGAACGCCCCGCCGGTCGTCACGGGCGGGGCGGTTCCTATGCGGACCCCCGTAAGGGCTTGGCCGTCGAGCCGGGCCGGGAGTTTCTCACCACATGTCGCACGCCCGCCACATCCACTCTGCGGCCCGGCAGTGGCCGCGCCCTGCGAGCCATGCGCCGATGCGGTCGATGCGGTGTTCGGCGCGGAGCCGGATGCGCGTGCGGAGCGGGAGCGGAGGCCAGCTGTGCAGGTCAGGCACGGGGCTGCTCCTCAATCCATGCAGCGTGAACGAGCGCCAGCCGCCCGCTGGGAAGCCGGTCCCACCAGTACGGCCGACCGAACAGCCAGACGACGCGGAGCGCGTCGGGATCACGGATCACGGCCGCTCCCCGTCGAGCGCACGGATCGTCGGGCACGGGAACGGGACGCTGGACTCGTGAGTGCACTCGGCGCAGGACCCGCACCCGTACTCGTCCCGGTGCAGAGCACGGACGCGCTTGATCCGCGCGCTCGCGGCGGCGTGCATCTCGGCGAGCTGGACCTCGTCGAAGGCGACGAGCAGGGCCTGCGCGGCGGTGGTGATGTCTGCCATCGGTCAGGCCCCCTTCGCGGTGGTGGCGCCGTCGCCCCAGTCGTCGATGTCCTCCGCCGGGTCCTGGCCGGTCGGCCGGTCGAGGGCGGCGAGCAGCTCGGTGGGGTCGATGAGACCGAGGCGCCCACCGAGGTCGCGGATGGCGGCGAGGGTGGCCTCGGCGGTCTCGGCGCGCTGCTGCCACCCGTGCCGTTCGGCAGCCATCTCCTGCCGCTGGGCGAGGAAACGGCGGGCAGTCTCGTCCAACTGGTCGCGGTGGGCTTCGATCTCGGCAGCCTTGGCCTTCCAGGTGGCGCGTCCGGCGGTGAGCTGCTCCATGTGGCGGTCCCGGACGGCCATCACCGCGTCGGCATCAGCTTCCGCGTCGGCACGCCATCGGTACTCGCAGTCGGCCCACTGGCGGCCGGGGTTCTGGCGTTCCCAGATCGCCGCCGCGTACTGCTCGCGCAGCCCGTCGTCGCTGGCGGTTGTACCGGGTTCTGTTGGCTCCGACGCGCGTTCGACTGCGGCCCGGTCGGCGGCGAGCTGCCTGCCGCACCTCGCGCCCTTCAGCCACGTCCGCACGTCAGCGGTCGTGATGGGCAGCTGCTTGCGGTCGGTGAGGTCGCACCACTCGGCGACGTAGTCGAGGGCGTCCTGTGCGAGGTACAGCTCGCGGGCGAGGCGGTCGACTTCGGCGCGGGCCTCGTCGGCGGTGAGCAGCATGTCGTCGCAGGCCGGGGACGGTTCCCGGCGCCGGGAACCGTCCGTCCCGATCGCGTCGAGCACCGCTTCCGCGTCGGCCGCCCGGACGTTGAGCGGCAGCCACTGGCCGTTGCGGCGGAGGACGGGGCCGATGGCGTTGAACGCCAGCGCGCGCCAGCCAGCGCCGGTGGCCGCCGACGTTTCGGGGCGCTCCGAAGCGTGGGGCGGCGCGGGGTGTCCGGGGCAGAGCCCATCCCTGTCGGGGCGTTCGGGCCACAGGTGGTAGCCGTGCCGGTCGGTACGCGGGCACGTACTCACGGGCAGCGGGTCTGCCCCGTCGTGCAGCTGGTGCTCGGTGGCCGGGTGCCCGCACGTCTCGCCGAAGCGGCTGGTGTTGCACGCCTCGCGGGGTCCGGTGTGGGTGTGGTCGGTGACGCGGGTGAGGGGTCCGGGTGCGCCGTCGGCGGGCGGCACCTCCGCCAGACCGAGGGCGTACAGCACCCCCGAAGCGGCGTGGTCGATGAGCGGGCCGGCGTTGATGGTGACGGCGTCGGCGATGGCGGCGCGGATCCGGTCGGCGGTGGGCTGGTCGGTCACGGGGTCGGCTCCTCGGCGTCGATGATGGGCGGCTCGTTGTCGACGAGGATCCACAGCGGCCCGTAGCTGCCCGGTTCGTGGCGCGCAGGCTTCTCGTCGAGGGCGTAGAACGCGCCGGTCTGGCCGTGCCAGCCGATCTGCCGCCACGTCTGCTGGGCGTCGAGGGTGTGGGTGCGCATCTCGGCGCCGGTGAGTTCGGACGCGCGGCGGTACGGACGGGTGTCGGTCGGCGGCGCGGTCGGTCGGAATCCGGCACCGTCGCCGCGTCGGATGTGTCGGTCTCGGGGCTGCTGGGTCACGTTGGTGTCTTTCGGTTGGGCCCGGCCGGGGCGACCGGCCGGGCAACAGGCAGGGGCGGTCAGACGTGGCGGAACGTGATCTCAGCCAGCTCGGCACGGGCCTCAGCGATCGACGTGCGGCCGTTCGCGAGGTCGCCGATCAGCACGGCCGCCTGGTACTCGCCCTCGTCGGTGGCGTCCGTGAGGCGGCTGGCGATCTCGGAGATCAGCTCGAACACCGCGCTGTCGGCGTCGGCCTGCTGCTCCTCGGTGAGGTGCACGCCGTTGTTGGCGAACGCCTGGACGATGGCGGGGTCATTGACGAACCGCTCCAGGGATTCGTCTTCGGTGTCCCAGTCGCCGTCCTGGAGGCCGTTGATGAGGTCGCCGAGGACGCGGGTCTTGGTCTCGTTGTCGGCTCCGGCGTCGATGAGGGCGCGGGCTACGGGGTCGAAGATGCTGTTGGCGCTGCTCCAGCCCATGGCGGGGTCCTTTCGGGTGGTGGGTGGTGGGTGGTGGTCAGGTCTGGTCGCGGCAGGTGCAGGTACCGGGTCCGAACACGGGGTCGTCCCGGTGGGCGCACAGCGCGGGCGGGGTCCAGTGGCCGGCGGCGGCGCTGTGGTGCCACATCGGGTTGTCGGGCCACGGGCGGGGCGGGATCACGGGCGCGGTGGGGGCGGTCACTGCTGCTCGCCTCCGACGCGCCGGTCGAGGTCGTAGACCCAAGCCGCGATCACGGCGGCGGCCTGGATCAGCTCGGCGCGGAGCTTGGCCGGGTCGGACTCGGCGAAGGCTTCGGCGACTTCCTCGCGCAGGATGTGCAGCCAGTCGAGGTACCCGCCTTCGGCCGCCGACTGGCAGGCCATGCGTGCCACGTCGGCGTCGATGGTCTCGGGGTACTGGCCGGTGCCGTTGGGGTGGTGCTGGTCGCCCCATTTGGCGAGTTGGGCCTGGCGTTCGTCGTCGATGTCCTCGGCGAAGGCGGCGAGGCCGGGGGTGGTGAAGAGGGTGGGGTACATGTCGTGTCCGTTCTGGGTGGGTTCGGGCAGTAGTTGGTGCACCTGGTTCGGGTCGCGTGGGCCTCGCTGGCCCCGTCCGGGGTCAGCAGCGGCTCCCCGGCGGCCTCTACGGGCTTCGGTGGACCCTTGGGAGCTTCGTGGGTCTGCGCGGGGCGTAGACGGGCGCTCAGCCGCTCCGGCACGTGGATCTCACCCGGCCGCAGCAAACCCACCCGCAGAGCCACCGCCACCGCATGCGCCCTATCGCCGACACCCAGCGCCCGGTAGACGAGTCGCAGAGAGCTGTTCACCGTGTCCGGCGCGATCCGCAACCGGGCTGCGATCTGGGCGGCGGTGTTGCCGTTGGCCACAAGGCGCAAGATCTCCAGCTGCCGAGGCGTCAGCAGCGCCTGACCGCTCACCGCTGCGCCTCCCGCGTCCGGGCCGCCACGTCGTCGGTCGTCGCGAGCACACACCGCGACGGCACGGCGACCAGCCAGCCCGTCCCCGGCATGTCGCAGGCGACGGCCGCCGGATGCCGGTCGACGTACACCAGGCCGCGCCGCACGGTGGCCATGTGCTCGTCGCAGAGCAGGGAGAAGTCGGCTTTGGGCGTCAGCCACCAAGCGACGTGCCAGGTGGCGGCCCTCCCGCAGGGTGCGGCGTCGTGGGTGGGCCGGGACCCGCATCGGGGGTCGCCGCGCCGTGGGGTCGGCGTGAGGTCGGGGAAGGCACTCACCGCTGCTCACCTCGTCGCTGCGCCCAGTCGGGATCGAACGCGGGCGCGGGACCACGGGGTGGCGGCGGGTCGTTGCGGTGCCGCCAGGCGCGGACCGTGGCCCGGGGGCGGAGCAGCAGCATGCGGGCGATCTCCGCCGCGTACACGGGCTGCGCGAGCCACCAGCGCCAGTCGCGGCGGGTGACGCGCGGTGTCCGGTACATGAGCCGGTGGGCCCAGTCCGAGGCGCGGTGAGCGGGACGCCAGCGGCCGATGAGGTATCCAGCGAGGATGCCGCCGAGTGCGACCACGATCGCGGTCACCGCTGCGCCCCGCTGCCCAGCGCGGCCCGCTCGGCCTGGTGCTTGGCGCTGTCGACCGGGCACACGACGCGGTCGTCCGCCGTCATCAGCCAGCCATCGCGGAGCAGCTCCGCACGGGCCTGCCCCAGGTTGGCGAAGTGCACGTCGCCCCCGCCGTACTGGTCCCTGAACGGGTAGCGGCAGACGTCGCAGGCGACCGTGACGCAGTCGTGGCGGCGGACGCTCATCGCCGCGCCCCCTCGACGACGGGCCACGCCTGGCGGCAGCCGTTGCTGCGGCAGCGAATGTGCTCGGGCACGTCCTCCGGGATCCACGTCAGTCCGTCGTCCAGGACGCTGCGCCCGCAGCGCGACACCGTGCCCTCGCGGATCTTGCGGCCAGCCATGTGGACGGCCTTGTGGGAATGGACGTCGGGCCGGGAGTACCAGGACGCGTCACGGCCGGCGGCCCACGGCTCCTCGGCCGGCGTCTCGGTGCTCATCGCTGCACCCCCTCAGCGGCCTCAGGCTGCTGTTCGGCCTCGATCGCGTAGGTCGCCGTCTGCCGGACCAGGCGCTGCGCCCGCGCTCCGGGCCGGGTGATCGCCGACTCGTAGCGGCTGGCGGCGTCCTCGCGCTGCTCCCAGGCGGGGCCGTCGGGTCGCCACTCGCCTCGCCAGTGGAACTCGATCTGCCACTCGGTGCGCGGCGGGTGGGCCACGGCCTCGGGCTGGGGTGCCTCGTCGGCCAGGCGGCGCAGCTCGGCACGGGCGGCGGCCAGACGCCTGGCGGGGCTCAGCAGTTCATGGCCCGGCACGTACCGCTGGCAGGCGCGCTCATGCAGCCCCTGCGAACGGGCGCAGGTGCACGGGAACTTGGCCCGCACCTGCGTGAGTACGTCGTGCAGGGCGAGTGCCCGGGTGTCGTCCGGCTCAGCGGCCAGCATCTGCTGGACCTCGTCGGCGGCCCAGCGGAGCACCGAGGCCCGGTCCACGGGCACGGCGGCAGGCAGCGCGGCCACCGTCTCCGAGATCCACTTCACCCAGTCCCGGATCCGCTCCGCACCCTGGGCGCCCGCCAGTTCGGCGTCCTGAAGGCTGAGGAGCATGGTGGGGCCGATGGCTGCGGCAATGGCTGCGGCGCGGTCGGCGGGTGCAGGCGGCACGACGGCCGGTGTTCCATAGTGGGTGGTTTTGTTGGTTTCTGACATCAGGTCACTCCGGTCTGTCCCGGTATCGCCGGGTTGGCGTGCCGGTCGGGTTGGCGGGTTTCGTCGTCTGGATGGGCGGAAGTCAGGCGGCAGGCACGGCCCGGAGGTGTCGGGCGGGTTTCTCGTCGAGTGCGGCTTCGAGGACTCGGCGGTGTTCGGCGGCTTCGAGGGCGGTGGTCTCGCGTCTCGGCCGGGCGGGGTGCTGCTCGGGGGCGGGTTCGGGGTCGCGGTGGTGTGGTCCGCCGAACTGGCCGGTGGGGATGGTCTCGGCGAGGAGCCGTTCGAGCGGGGTCACGGGGTGGCTCGCTTGGAGGCGTCGTGCATGATCTGGGCGCTGTCCGGGTGGGCGTGCACGGCGGCGACGATCGCGTCGTGCCAGTGCTGGTGTCCGGCCTGGTGGCGGCGCAGGGTGGCGAGTTCCTGGCGGGCGGCGTCGAGCTGGCGGGCGGTGGACGGGCAGTCGCATTCGTCGGTGTCGGGGTTGTTGATGCGGGTCATGCAGCCGGGGATGAGGTGGCGGGTGCCGTCGGCGTCCTGGTGCCAGTAGCAGGGCAGCGGCGGGCAGCGGTGCGGCTGGTCCTCGGGCGGGAGGCCCTGCTCGGCGCGGAGGCGGTCGGCTTTCTCGGCGAGGGTCTCGACGCTGTAGGCGTGGTCGTGGGCGGTCGGCCGAGTAGGGCTCATGACGCCTGCCTCTCGATGGCGGGCCGGGTTTCGCGCTGTTCGGCGGCCTGGAGGAGGTCGAGGAGGGCGGGTCGTACGGGGCTGGTGTTGATGGCGCCGGAGGCGAGTAGGGCCGGCGGGATGAAGCCGGTCCAGTTCTCGGGGGTGGCGAACTTCATGGGCGGTTCGGTGAGCTTGGCGGCGAGGTCGGGGTGGGCCAGGACGGTGGCGCGGCGGCGGGTGTTGCGGGTGGCGGCGGCGCGGGTCTGGTCCTTGATGAAGGCGGTGAGGTCGTTCTGCTGGCGGAGCGCGCGGATGTCGTCTTCGCTGATGTCGGTCATGCGGCGGCCTGGCGGCGGCGGTCGTCGCCGGTGATGACGACGCGGTCGCACATTTCGATGAGGCGGGATGCGACGCGGTCTCCGACGCGGTCGGCGAGCTGTTTGGGCAGCACGTTGGAGGTCATGAGGGTGGGGAGCTGGTTCTCGTAGCGGTGGTTCACCAAGCGGAAGTTGATCTCTTCGGTCCACTCGCTGGTTTTGGCGGCGCCGAGGTCGTCGACGAGGAGCAGCGGGGCGTGGGCGTACTTGCGGAACTCGGTCTCGGAGTCGATGCCGGCGCGGGGGCGGAGGGCGGCGTACATGTCGGCGCTGGAGGTGGCGGTCCAGCGGAGGCTGATGCCGGTGGGGGCGAGGTGCCGCAGCGCGCCGTACGCCTGGTAGGTCTTCCCGACGCCGGTCGGCCCGAGGAGGAGGAGGGAGCGGCCGGTGGTGATGGCGGGGACGATGCGGCGGCCAGAGTGGGCGCGGGTGGTGGCGATGAGGTTGTCGGCCCAGTGCTGGACGTCGGGGTGGTCGGCGTTGGCTCGCTGGTAGATGAACGGGATGTCGTGGTTGGCGTGGTCGATTTCGCGGCGGGCGGTGGCGGGGCGGTCGTAGGGGTCGCCGGTGATGTCGTTGATCGCGTCGGGGGTGAGCTGGTGGGCGGTGAGGATGGCCTGCCAGTTGGTGAGGTCGACGGGGGTGAGGTGGTCCATGGGTGCTCCTACAGGCTTTCGAAGTAGGCGGACTGGTCGGTGGGGTTGGTCCACGGCTGGTAGTTGCCGCTGGCCACGGCCTTGAGCTGTGGCGCCGACCCGGCGGGGACTTCAGGCAGGCCGCCCCAGCCCGGAAGGAAGTAGCGGGCGGAGTAGGGCGGGTTCTTCGAGCTGCGCCAGACGCGCTCGGCGTGATCGACGAGGACGGGCACGCTGCGGGTGGCGACGAGGCCGGCGAGCTTCTTCCAGTCGGCTGCCTGGAGCTGCCAGCTGATGCGCATGCCGCGCAGGGTCATCTCGTCGATGAGCGGCTGGACGATCTTGAGTGCATCGACCTCTCCCGCTGCCGGCTGATCAACGGCGCGGGGGGGATGTGGTTGAACATCTACATCGTGGTTTAGCTGGTCTTGGTAGTGGGGTCCGGTTTCCGGACCCCTAGGGGTCTCGTTTTCGGACCCCTGGGGTCCGGTTTCCGGACCCCTAGCGTTTTCGCTACCGGTCCGGTTTCCGGACCCCTGCGCGGCGCTAGGGGTCTCGTTTCCGTACCCCTGCGATACGGCTAGAGGTCCGGTTTTCGGACCCCTAGAGCCACGCTCCGGGCGGACATAACCGACGGCGCCGGGCACCCGGTAGAGCGCCGAGCGGGTGCCGCGCGCCTCCTCCAGGAGCTCCAGCTCGCCGGACTTCACGAGTGCATCGACGGACTTGATCACCGAGGAGCGCGCGGCGTTGCTGAAGTGCGTCAGCTCGGCCGTGCTTGCCCGGACCGTGCAGTCCGGCCCCGTGATCCAGTTGGCGACGGCCAGCATGATGTGTCGGCCGGTCCCCTTGGACTGGGAGTGGTTCCACACCCAGTACATAGCGTCGATGCTCACGTGCTCTTCTCTCGCCGTCGTTGCTGGTCATCGCCTGTTTTCTGGCATGGCTCATGGCGGCTTCATCCGGGCGCGACTTGTGCGCCGGGCGTGCTTCAATCCTACCCCGGGGTGACCGGTCACCTGCCAGTCAAATGAAAGTCGATTACCGGTCAGGGGGTGAACGGTCACAGGGCGGTCAGCTACATTGGCTGTATGACCACGAAGGGAACTACCGGCCGCGTCGTACGCATCGAGGACGACGTGTGGGCTGACTTCGAACAGGTCTGTAAGGAGAAGGGGCTCGCTCGAGCCACGGACATCCGCATGTACGTCGTTCGCGAGGTCACCGCGTGGCGCCGACAGCAGGCTGCTGACCGTCGCGCCGCCCGCAACATCGCCGAGTCCTGACTTCATCGCCGCACCGCCCCCGCCGGGCAGACGTGGCAGATGACGTGCTCTCTGCCGCACACCGCGCCGGCCGGGCACCGCCACCGCAGGTCGACCACCCCGCCGTGCAGCCGGGCCACGCACCACAGCAACCGCCACGGGCCGGGTGTCCGTACATCCCCCGCGACGTACGGCGTCACCTCCGCCATGACCGTGAGCGCCGCACGGTGGCCCACCGTCTGCCGGTAGCAGGGCAGCCCGCACCGGGCGCAGGCCGTAACGACCGCGCCCGGAACGGACTTGACGGGCCTGCTCAACGGCCAGCCCGGGGACTGACGCGTGCGCCGCCGCGGGGCCGCAGCTGGACGCGGGCCTGGATCAGCAGTGACCGCATCGCCCCGTACGACATGTGATGCCGGGCCATGAGGCCACGGATGGAGTCGCCGGCGCGGTATTTGGCGGCGGCCTGCTTCTGGAGCCGGATGCGGGCGTCGCCGACGATGTGGGTGCGGGTCATCAGATGGCCTTCCAGGTGACGGTGCCCTGCTCGACGTGGCCGTGGGCGCGGCTGGTGCCGGTCTTCTCGCCGGTCTCGTCGTCCACGTCGGCGAGGTAGTTGGTCCAGAACGAGACGCGGGCGCGGGCGGCGCCGATGGCCCCGTACGGGCCCTCGTGGGTGGTGCGGGTCTTGCCGTCTCGGTCCGTCTTGGTGATGACGGCGCGGAACACGGTGGCGTCGGCCGCCATGCCGATCGAGCGGGCCATCAGGCACCTGCCTGCGGGCGGAGCCGGAGGATCGCGGCGATGGTGAGGTTGAGGTCGCGCAGGAGGCTGCTGCGGGTCTCGGGCGGCATGTCGGGGCTGTAGGCGACGTGGATGCGCATGCGGGGCCCGGCGGGGTCCTGAATGTCGAGGTGTTCGGCGAACGGCTCCAGGCCGTCGGCGCCGAGCTGGACGGCCCACGTGCTGGTGTCGGCGGCCTTGCTGAGCAGGTCGTCGATGGCCCGCTGGGCGTCACCGAACGCGTCGCCGTCAAGGTCGTCCAGGTCGTGCCAGCAGGCGCGGGGCTCACCGGCGCGGCTCGGGATGACGGTGCCGGTCATCTGCTCGCCGATGCCCACGAAGTCGGCGTCCTCGGTGGTGTTCTTCAGCTGGCGGGCGGCTTCGTGGCGGAGGTCGGCGTCGGTGTACGGGAGGTCAGTCACGGTGTTCTCCTTGGGGTTGGGTGCCGCGCCGGATTCCGCCCGGCGCGGCGCTCGCGTCAGACGGGGCGGTCGCCGAGGGGAAGTTCGTCCTGCTGCCCAGTGCGGGCGCTCTCGATTTCGATGCAGCGGCGGCAGACCTCCGGGTAGTGGATGGAGAGCGACCCGAGAGCCACCGCGCGCTGGACCTTGACGTGGGCGGCGAGGGTGCCGTGCGCGGCCATGTCGTCGATCGCCTCGGGGGTCATCAGCGGCTCATCGAGCGGGACATGGCAGCCACACGGGCAGCCGGGTTCTCCGCCGATACCGAGCGCGGCCATGTGGGCCCAGCAGGCGTGGTGTTTGTGCCGCTGGCAGGCCAGGCAGATGGTGGTCGCGCCGGGGAAGGCGACGAGCTTGCCGGGGCGGAGCTCGGAGTCCTGGCCTCGGTAGCCGCGGGTGCGGCCTGCTCCTCGGGTCACGGTCGTTCCTTTCGGGTGGCGGCGACGGCCGCGCGGTAGTCCTGCGGGTTGGCCCGGCGTTTCCCGGAGGCGATAGCCCGCTCGTCGATCACGTGGGCGACCGCATCAGGTGTGGGCGTCGTCCACGCCCCGGGGAGGCGTCCGGGGCCGGGCGGGGGTTCGGGGCGCCCGGCGAGCGCCGACGGGGTGTGGGCCGGGCAGCACCAGCCGGTGAGGAAGAACCGCACCCCGGCCGCACTCCGGCAGTGGCGGCCGGCGGGGCCGTCCCAGTGCTCGCAGGGGGCCGGGGTGCGGGCGGTCATGCGGCGGCCAGGTCGGCGTCGTGCTGCGCGGCTCGGCAGGACGGGCAGATCCGCTCCTTGCGGGTGCGGTGCTGCCTGTGCGCGGTGGTGGTGCCGCACGGCGCCGGGGCCGGGATGGTTCCGGCGGTCGGGTCGAGCGCGGCCCGCTGCTCGCCGTCCATGGCGGCCCAGACGCCGTGCCGGTCGATGGCCGGCCAACCCCGCTCCACGCCCAGCACCGCGGCCTGGCAGGCGAGACGTGTCGGGCAAGCGAGGCACACCGCGCGGGCCTCAGCCTGCTCCTCCGGGTCACGGCTGTGCCACGTGTCGGGGTGCCGGGCGCCGGACTGGCACGCGGGCAGGCGGATCATGAGACGGCCCGCCCTTCACCGACGAGAGCGTGGACGGTCCACCAGGTCAGGCCCTCAGCCGCGGCGATCGCGTTGATGGTCTCGCCGGCCCGGTGCCGCTCGTGCAGGGCGCGGCCGATCTCCTCACGGCGGCCGTCGAAGTCCTGCGGCTTCGCGCCTGCGCCCCGCTGGCGGGTCTTGCGGCGCAGGTGCGCGGCGCGTTCGTTCTCGTCGATGCCGCCCCAGATCCCGGCGGGCTGCCGGGTCTGGATGGCCCAGGTGCCGCAATCCATGACGACGGGGCAGGTGACGCAGATGGCCTTGGCCTTCTTGGCGGCGGTGACGGCGTCGGGGTTTTCACCGATGGGGAACCAGAGTTCGCCGTCCATGCCGCGACAGGCCGCAGAGTGTCGCCAGTCGGTGGTGGCGGTGCTGCCGGTGGTGGTGTCGGGCGCGTAACCAGGCATCAGGCGGTCAGCCCCTTCCTGCGCCTTTTCCAGCGGGCGCTAGCTGCTCTTCTGCACGTTCGGCAGCGTCGGCAGTTACCGGGCATGTAGGTGTTCGCCTCGGTGAATTCGTGACCGCGTACGCAGTGGGTCCGGGGGTCGTAAGCGGACGTGAGCTCGCGAGCTCGGGCCGAGTTCTCGAAAGGCGTCACCGGTTCCAAGTGCGCGACGTTCACGCACGCCCGGTTGCGGCACCGGTGGTCCAGTTGCAACCCATCGGGGATGGGGCCCACCTTGGCCTCGTAGGCCGCGCGGTGGACTTGCACGTAGCGGCCCTGCTCGGCGTCTGCGATACGTCCGTATCCCCATCTGTCTTTCTTGCCGGTCCAGATGAGGCATTCGCCTTGCGGCTGGGTGCGATTCTGGATGCGGGTCAGGATCGGGATGCGTTGGCCTTTGATGGGCATCAGTGCGCCACCGCCTGGCGTTCGGCGTGCTTCCGGTCGGCCTTGCAGGCGTGGCAGTAGGCGCGGCCGTCGGTCTCGTACCGGCCCCATTTGGCCTGGTCGTGGCCGTGGGCGCACTGCGGGGGTCGCTCCTTGCCGCCGGTGAGGTACCGGAGCTGCTCGCGGGTCCGGGTCCGGCCGGCCTCGTCATCGACGTGGTCCGGGGCGACGCAGTGCTTGAGGCCGCACTCGGCGTACGCGTAGCCGGCGGGCTCGCGCTGGTGCTTGATGCGGAACGCGATGGCGGCGGGACTGTGCGGCTTCTCGCGGTAGCGCAGGACGGGCGTGCCGCTGTCGGACTGTCGTTCGCCGGTCCATTCGAGGTGCCCGCCGTCGACCGGCCGGGTGTTGGCCTCCCACTTCTCTTCGAGGGTGAGGGGCTGGCGGGGAGCGTTGGGCAGGCCGAGGGCGCGGCGGATGTGGCCGGCAGTCTGCCGTTCGATGTGGAGGGTGCGGCCGATCTCGGTGTTGTTGAGGCCCTCGGCGATGAGGCGCTGGACGGCGTCGGTCTTCGGGTGCAGTCGCATCAGCGCACCGCCCCGAGGTCGGGCCACTGCTCGCCAAGGTCCAGCTCGCGGACGACGAGGACGAGCTGTCCGCCCTTGACGATGTCGCCGAGCCGCATGTCCGGGCCGAGGACGTGGATGTGGTCGTCGTCGTCCAGGACCCCGGCGTCAACGATGCCGTCGACGGCGGCCTTCACGGACGGGTACCAGTTCGCAGGGTCACGGCGACGCCTGTCATGCGGGTGAAGGACAGCCGTGATGTGGGCGCGCTGGAGTTCGGGGACGCCGAACGCGGCTTCCATGGCCGCGCCGCGGATGCCCTTGGTGACCTTCGCGCGGGTGCGCCAGTGGAGGCGCTGGTTCGACGTCATCAGGCGCAGCCCGGCGGGCAACACAATCGAGAAGGTACGAAGTTCCTGCATCGCTCACGCGTCCTTTCCGGCGGCGTTGTAGCGCGCCTGCCGTTCGCGGTGGCAGACCTTGCAGCGGCGCTTGAGCGGCGAGAGCCGGATGACCGTGACGTTCTCGTCGGTGAGCGGGTGTCCCTTGGCGCAGACGCCCGTTCGGGCTGCAATGGCCGATGGGCTGTTGCCTCGGCGGACGTTCTCGCCAGGCGTCACCGGCTCCAAGTGGGCGGGGTTGACGCAGCGCCGGACGCGGCACAGGTGGTCGAGGTGCAGTCCCTCGGGGATCGGGCCGACGAGCAGCACGTAGGCGAATACGTGAGCGCCGCGAACCCGCTGTCCGTCCCACACAAGGCCGTACCCAGCGCTGGTGACGGCTCCCTGCCACACCCAGCAGGGCCCGAGGTCGGGGCGGTCTACGGGGAGCGGGGCCTCTTCCTGGACCTTGGAACGGAAGCGGGGCGGAAGGCCGGCGGGGAGGGTGATGGTGTGGAGGCGGCGGGTGGGGCCCGCCCCCGCGTGGGGGGAGCACGCGGGGGCGGGGGTCTCGATGGCGGCGGTCATGCTGCGGCTCCCAGAATGTGAGTGGTGAACTGCTCGCCGATCCACTGGCTGTACGACGGCGGCACCGCCTGACGGCCCTCCTTGGCGCTCATCCACGTGCACCCCATGGCGTCGGCGTACGCCCGCTCGCCCTTGTGCTCGAAGGCCAGAAGGGTCCGCGGGTGCCAGCACGGCGGGAGCAGGTCGCCCCCCCCGTGCCACGACGTCTCGAAGGCGCGGTGCCGCTTGACATTGAGTCCGAACTGGCTGCCGCACAGCAGGTAGTCGGGGCGTAGCGGTGCCTCGGGGACGTTCTCGATGACCCAGGGGCGGCCGGTGGCCTGCATGGCGGCGCGGCCGGGGGTGAGGAGGTCCTCGTGGTCGGCCTGGTCGCCGCGCCACAGGGTGACGTTGGCGAAGTACTGGCACGGCCAGGAGGCGTGGATGAAGTCGTACTCGTGGCCGTGCTCGCGTACGTACTCGACGGCGTCGCTCTGGTGGAAGGTGAACGGATAGTTGGGCATGGGGTGCTTGTCGACGCCGGTCACCTCGAATCCTGCGAGGTGGTAGCCCATGGACAGGCCGCCGGCGCCGCAGCAGACATCGAGGAGCCGGAGGCCGTTGGCCTCGCGCTCGGGCGCCTGGAAGGCGGTCACAGCGCGCCTTCCTGGGTGGTGCCCGCCCCGGTGCCGGTGTGCGGCACGGGGGCGGGGGTCTCGGTGGTGATCGCGCCCGTGATGGGCGTGTAGTGGCCGGCCGGGCACGTGAAGCCGCCGTTGAGGTGCACTCGCCCGTACCGGACGCCGGTGCAGTCCACGCACCAGCCGCGGTCCAGGGCCACGGTCTCCAGGCCGGTCGCGTACGGCAGTGGTGGCAGCGGGCGGGGCGTGATCCGCTGGCCCCGGACCACACAGAGCAGGGCGATGATGGCGAAACCAGCCAGGCCGCCGAGGACCATGGAGATCACGAGGTCACCTCGCCATCCGGACGGTGGGCCTCACGCCACGCCTGGTCCGCGACCGCCGCGCTCTCGGCGTTCAGTGACTCGTTGACCTTCTGCAACGTTTCCAACTGGCCCTGAAGCGCGGTCCGGGCCTCTTCCGACCGGGCCAGACGGTGCAGCAACTCGGTGTCGCTGCTTTTTCGGAGGCGTTGCACCTCGGCGTCGAGGCGCTCGTTCTCGTCGTGCAGGCGGGTGTACTCGCCCGACGCGCGGCGCAGGTCGAAGCGGAGGGTCTTCACCTCGTCGCGGGCCGCATCGCGCTCTTCCACGACGCGCTCATACCTGTCCGCATCGACCGGCGGCCGGGCCGAAACCCGACGGCGCCGCCTCACTCCGCACCCCCGGCGGCGCGCACCCTGCTGTCGCGCGTGACCATCTCGCTGGCCAACTCCTGAGTCAGCGAACGGATCTGCGCCTCCGACGCATCGGACAGCGGGCCGCCCGTCACGCCATGGCAGCGCTCCTCCAGGTCGCCGGGACTCATGCCGAGGGACGCCGCAATCTGGTGGATGTCCCACGTGTGCAGGTCATCGCGCGCCTTCTGTGCGGTCCGCGGCGTCGCCTGCTGCCTGATCTCCTCGACCGTCACACGCGGCAGCGGGAACTCGTCATCCGCCGTGACCTCACCCTGCGAGATCGACTTCCCGATCGTGACCAGCTGCGCCACGTCGTGCTCGGTCCACTTCCCCGACAGCCGGCCAAGCTTCGTCTCGATGCGGTCCAGCGTCACGCCGATGTTCTCGAACGCCTTGATGGTGTCCGCGATCCGCAGGTTCAGCGGCTTGCCGCCGCCGTCGCGCAGGGTCTTCGCGCACAGTTCCTTGGCCTCTTCGACGAACCAGGGCGGCAGGATGGCGAAGATCGCCTCGCGGACGCGGCGGGCGCCGTTGTTGGCGTTGTTCTCGTAGATGTCCCGCATGTCGTCGAGCTTCTTCGGGCCGCCCTTCTGGTCCCTCTTGTGCGGCACGATGAACGTGGAGGAGTTGCGGCTGTTCTTCTGGACGTCCCAGGCGAAGGCCTGCATCTCCGACTCGCCGTACTCGTCGTCGCGGCGCATCTCGACGAGCCCGTACTGAATGTTGCCCCAGCAGCGGGCCAGTTCCCGGGCGAGGTGGACGGACGGGCCGGACACCTGCTGCCCGCCGCGCGGGAATCGGAACGACGCCTTCTCGGCGAGGTACATCTGCGAGCAGGACTGGCGCATCTCGGCGATGGCGGCGTTGATGTCGCGGGGGCACTGCTGGGCGACGACGATCGCGGCCTGGACCTCGGCGACGGCGCGCGACTGTTCTACGGCGGTGCCCTGCCCAAGGCGGGTCGGGGACGGCGCGGGTGCCATGCGCTCGGCGGGGTAGTTCATGCGAGGTACTCCTCGGTGTCACGGATGGCGGCCCATGTGGGCAGGGAGAGGTAGGCGATGTCGTCGCTGTAGCCGGGCCACACGCCCGACTCGGTGCACTCGGCGAAGACTTCGAGGGCACGCCGGTTGCGGGCGGCGCCGATACGGCGGGCGGTGGCGTCCATTTCGACGACGGTCACGAGGTACGGGGCGGTCTTCTCCTGGCAGACGAAGACGAACGCGGCACTGTCGTCGGCGAGGTCGAGGGCGCGGGCGGCGGCGCGGTACCAGTCGTCTTGCTGGTGGTAGCCGAACTCCTGAACAGCCCGTTCCAGGGCGGCGGGTTCGGCGGAGCGGCACGTCTTGTAGTCGGGGATGATCAGCCGCCCGGAGCGGGCGTCAGGCAGCCAGTCGAACCGCGCCCGACGCATCACGCCCGTCGGCCGGTCTCGCCAGAACAGCGACTGCTCCGGCCGGCCGCGCGCGGGGTCGAACAGGGCTGCGGCGATGGGGTGGCGGCGCAGGGCGTCGGCCATCGCGTGGACCTGCTCGTACTCGGCGGGCTTGAGGGGGATGCCGCCCTCGTCGCGGATCGCGGCGACCTCGGCCTTGACGGCGTTCGTCGTCCACTTCTCCGCGTCGACCTGGACGAGGTCGGGGCCTTCGCCGAGTACGAGCTTGTGGGCGGCGGTGCCGAGCTCGAACGTCTTCTTGGGCTCGGCCGGGGTGTCCTGTGCGTGCCGGAACAGGGCGGGGCAGGACGGGGGGAGGAGGAGGCGGGCGCCGGACGAGGAGAGGGAGCCTCGGTCGGCGTGGTACTCCTCGTTGGTCATCTGGTAGATGCCGGGCTCCGTGATGCCGGGGCCGGCGGCCGGGGCGGTGGTCGCCCCGGCCAGCTCGGTGTTCGTCATCAGGCATCGCCGCCCTCGACGCGCGGCAGGCATTCGTGCCGGGACGCCATTGCCATCAGGTCGAGGAGCGTCTTCGGGCCTTCGCCCTGCGCCCCGATCGCACCGCAGGTGCGGCAGCGGTACTCCTCGGCGGCGCCGTAGCTGCCGTCGCTGGTACTGATGACGGCCTCGAAGGTGTCGAGGATGAAGCCGTCAGCCCCGGCGTGCATGCGGCCGGTGGCGTAGGCGTTGCGGTACACGAGGTCGGTGAACGGGTTGACGGCAACGCCGCCGCCCGACGGGACCTCGCCGGGGAAGTCCCTGGCTCCCATCAGGGCGCCGACAGAGAACGCAAGCTGGCCAGCGCGCAGTCCGTTCGGGTTGAGGCCGAGCAGCCCTTGCAGGGAGGCGATGGCCTCGTTGAACACGTCGGTCCTGTAGGCGTCGAGGAGGTGGTCGGCTTTGTGGTCGAGCCGGCCGCCGTCTTCGAGGGCGCTGATCAGGTCGTCGCGGGCGGTCATGCGGCACCTCGGATCTGTGCGGGCAGCAGCCGCTGTACGGCGCGCTGCTGGGCGGCGCGGGACGGGTGCGGGGAGCACGCCGCGCAGCCGGAGCGGTCGGTGTGCGGCCGGTGGAGGGGGCAGCAGCCGGTGTCCTCCAGGGATGTGGTGAGCTGCATGTCCTCGGGGATGCCGCAGTCGGTGTCGTGGACCACGTAGGTGTCGCTGTAGTCGCAGGTGTCCGAGCAGTCCGGGTCGCGGGGCCTCATGCGTCCACCTCGCTGTCCGCCTCGGGGGCGTCGTCGTGGCGGTCGTCGGCGTTCCGGCAGAGCGTCGAGCAGTACGTCCGCCCCGGCCTCACCTCGCGCGGGCACTGGGAGCAGGTCAGCTGCTCCGTGCCCTGCTGTCCCTCCAGTTCGATGGCGACCAGCCACTCGTCGTAGTCCTCCTGCGAGAGGCTCGGCGAGTCGTCCTGGCCTTCGAGCGGCATGGAGAGGGCGGTAAGGGCGACCTGCGCGAGCGTCGCGTGGACGTGCGCGGCCAGAAGGTCCATCTGGCTCGGCGGGATGTGGTGTGCCCCGATGCCCAGTTCGTTGTCTGCCGGGACATCGTCACCGGCGAGCAGCTGCTCGGCCTCACGGAAGTGCTCGGGTCCGGTCATGAGTGGGTGTCCCCGTTCGTGGTGGTGGTGCGGGAGGACCGGCGGGCGGTCAACCGCATGGCTTCGTCGCCGGAGAGCGGCGTCATCCACAGGCCAAGCAGGTGGTCGTGCATGCAGCAGTCATCCGCCTCGCACCGCCACGGGTTGACGCGGGGCGCGAGCGGCATCTGCTGCCACGGCTCGACGCAGCGGCACACGGCCTTGTAGGCGTTCCGCCGGGCCCGCATGCGGGCGAGGATCTGGCGGTCAGTCGGCTCGGCCCACGGGTGGATGCCGCGTCCGGGCATCCACTGCCGCCCGTGGTGGCCGTGCTCGGCGCCGCACCAGCGGCAGCCGTACGGCGTCGGCGGGGTGCCGTCGGGCCAGCGGATGTGGCCGTGCAGCATGCCCGTGGCCGCGTCGCGGCGGCCGTAGCCGAGCAGGTGCTTCGTCGGGTCGTTGACCGTGGTCATCGACGCTCACCCCCAGCGCGGCGGTTGGCCAGCCGCTCCGTCTCAGTCGTGGCGACGATGAACATCAGCGCGGCCAGCAACGGCGCGGCGAGCGTGTGCAACAGGCCGGGCGGCAGGTGCGGGAGGTGGTGGCCGTCGATGACCCACACCAACGCCACCAGCACAGCGACGGTCAGGGCGGCGGTACGCCACGGGCTGGAGAGGAACACGATCACCGGGACTCACCCCCACGGACCCAGTCCCACAGGCGGCACGCGACCCACAGACCGCCACCCACCAGCACCGACGGGCCGAGCATGATCGCGGCGACGACCAGGAAGGTGCTCACTTCGCCTCACCCCTGGCAGGCAGGTCCCGGGCCACCCGGTACGCGTGGTCCAGCGGTGAATCGTGCGGGTCCTCAACGGGGCGCACGTCACGGGCCGCCGGAATGGCCTCAGTGCGCGACGTCCCGCCGGCCATGCCCTCCAACGCGGTCCGCAGCGCCCCGTACTGTCCGCTGGCCAGCAGCTCCAGCGCACTTGCAGCCGTCGCACGGCCCTGCTCTACCTGCACCTGCAAGCGGCCGGCCTTGACGGACTGCTCGAAGAGCGCGTTCTCGGCCGGGGCGGCCTCCAGCTCGGCGACCCGCTCGCGCAGCTTCTTGGCCTCCACCTGCACGTCGTTCAGCACGATGTTCCGCTCGGCCCGCTCCGACTCCAGCACGTCGACCCGGACCCGCAGTCGCGCCCCGTACTCCGCGCGGCCCCGCGCCTCCGCCTGAAGCCCCTTGATATTCCGCTGCTGCCGGACAGCCACCGACGACCACAACGACCGCAGCCGGTCCACCTCGGCCAGCAACTCCCGCAGGGCCCGCGCCCACGTACCCGGAGCCGGATGCGGAGCCGCAGCCACCGACGCACGGATCTCAGCGAGGCGCTCCTCGCCCATGGGGGCGTTCACGCCGCACCGCCAAGGACCGCACCGAACCGGTGAGCCAACTCGCCCAACTCGGCGAACACACCCGGAGGAGCACCCTCCACGCCGGCCAGCAGATACTGCGGATCACCCACAGCCGGGATCGACGACAACTCCCACTCGGTACCGTCCGACGTCACCAGCCGCACCGGCACCAACGCCGCGTGCTCGGCCTCGGCACTCTCGGCCGCGTACAGCAGCTGCTCCACGACCTCCGCCGGCGTCCGGCCCCGAACGTCACCCCACGCCGCGACGTGGCACTCCAGCGACATCTCGTCCGTCCAGAACGGCGGCTCGTCGTTCACCGGCAGCCGGTCCGCGAGGAACGCGATGGCCCGCGTCGAGACCGGCCCGAACTTCTGCGGGCTCCCGGTCTCCGCGCACCGCAGTGCAGCCACGGCCGACATGGGCCGCTCGGCGGGGAGCGCCTTCAGGACCCGGTTGAACGGGTCGGGGATGTAGTCACCCTGGTGGTGGCCCTGGGCGGCGATGATCTGCGCGGCCAGACGGAAGACGCCAGCCAACTCGGAGGAGGTCATCGCGCACCGCCCGCAGCAACGATCTCCAGGCCCCTGCCGTCAGCCCATTTGCGGGCCGTGCGCTCGTCGATACGGTCCGCATTGACCGTGAAGTCGACGTAGCCGTACACGTGGTAGACGACCGAGCCGCCGAAGTCGACGTTGCAGAAGGCGTTTCCTTCGTCGTCGTGCTGGAGCGGCAGTCCGTTCGCCTCGGCGAACGCCTCAGCCTCCGCGTTCACGGTCATGGGCACGTTGAAAGGTGAGATCGGGGCGGGGGCGTCCGGGTTGGCGTCGAGCCAGTCCGCCAGGGCGCGGAGGCCGGTGATGTACGCGGCGCGGGAGTCACTGGGTGCGATGATGTTCGACAAGGCGATCGCCTCACTTTCGGGTTGGTGTTGCGGTTGCTGGTGGGTCGCTCCGGGCCGGGCAGGTTGGGAGCGGCCCGCATTCGTTCTCAGGCGGCGTCGGAGGCCGGCTTCGCCTTGAGTCGCCGGGCCTTGCCCGAGGCGAGACCGAGGCGGGCGTAGTGCGCCTTGCGGAGGTGCTCGGCAACCCGCTCGATGCGCTCGTCGCTGGCGTTCGGGTGCAGCTCGCGGGCCTGCGTCACGAACTTGTTGTTCATGGCGGCCCTGGCCTTGGCGGTGCGGCCGGCGGGGTCGGGTTCCTTGGCCCACTGGGTGTGGGCGGCGAGGCGGGCGCGGAGTGTGCGCTCAACGGGGTCCACTGGGGTTCTCCTTCTCTTCATACCCATCCTCGAATGGGGATGGAGTTGGCGAAAAAAGAGCCTTGCGTCGGACCTGGACGGCCTCCGCGATGCGGTCGGCGTCGACCTGGTCGACGTAGGGGCGTTCTTCCGAAACGAGCTTTTGGATCTTGCTGTATGACAGCCCGGTCACGCTCGCCAGGCTGCGCACGGTATAGCTGGTGCCGCCTGGCAACGGCTGTTGCATGAGTCGCTTCAGCAGTGGTCCGTCGTGCAGGCGATATCTGGCGTCGGGCACGTGCTGTCCTCCGGTAGTCCATCCCCATTCGGGGATGGGTATAGCTAAGCGCAGTGTTCGCGAAAAGTCCAGCGCCCACACGCACAACCTTTTTACGTACACAAGCCGGATCATTTCCAGCCTATTTGCGCAGGCCCGGTGGCCATACCCATTCGCGTCTGTGGACAATGGGTGTGCGCAAGCGTGGCCCCCCACTGGATGCGCCGACACATCCGGACACGCGAGCCGTAGACCTGGAGATCGAACACATGACGACTCGGGACACCGAGACGCTCACCCAGCTCATTGCTGAGCGTGCGGGGAAGCGTGGCTCCGGCCTGCCCACCTTCGAGCAGCTCTCCGAGCGAAGCGTCGACCCCAAAGGCAGCTATCGCCCTAGCGGCAATCTCCTCTGGAAGATCGCGAGCGGTGGGCAGGGGGTGAAGATCAACCCGCCATTGGTCCGTGCAATCGCGGAGGGCCTGGGGCTGTCGTACGCCCGAGTGCACGCAGCCGCCACTCGGCAGTTCGTCGGCGCGTGGGAGGCTTCCGATCCGTTCGACACCGATCCTGGCGACAACGACGAGGTGATCAGCGTTGGCCATCGCCCTGGCCTAACTGCCCGGGACATGCCCCGAGTTGGGGATGCCATCGAGGACGCACGCGGCCTCGACGCGCCGGAGTGACGCGGTTGAACGCATGGTCAGGGTGCGTTTCGGGTTTTAAATGCACTCGTTTGGGTGACTACACAGCTACGGTTTGCGCGTATCGTGATCAGACCTCGCGCACTTCGAACGCACGTGCGATTGGTTAACGCTGTCCACGTGCGGGATTAGGGGGTCGGATGATAGAGGTGCGAGTCCGCGCAACCCGCCTGGACGATGGAGCACCCGTGGTGGTCCGCGACACCATGGACGTCTACGACCTACAGATCGATTTCGACCAGCCGGCCGCCGACATCGTCGGCGCACTCAAGGCCGTCTTCCAAGAGGCCGTCGACAGCAAGCGCTGGCAGCGCCACCGCAGTACCGACCCCGACGAGGCCGGCCCCGACGGGACCGACCTCGACGACTGAGCGGCACGCGCCCCGGGTCCGACTATCCCAGCCGGTCGCCGGGGCTCAGCTCTGTGTGCTGCTGCCTGGCCCGCGCCTCGCCCGCCGATGACCCGTACCGGCTCAGCATCTCGCGGGACTTCCAGCCCATGATCCGCATCAGGGCGTCCTCGTTGCCGTTGTGGAGTTTCCACAGGTGGGCAAACGTGTGACGGAACTGGTGCGGGTGGATCGGCTCTATGCCAGCCTCGGCGCAACGACGCTTGAGCATCGTCCCCATGCCCCAGATCGTCAGCGCCCGCTTCCCCTTGATGGAGAACCACAGGGGGTCTGTCTTCTGAATCGGCCGCCCGACGTGCTTCTGTGCCGCCCGCAGGTACCGGTCCATCGCGACTGCGGTTGCCCGGCCGAACGGCGCCGGCCGCTCACGATTGCCCTTGCCGAGGACGTGCAGGACGTTGATGTCCAGGTCGAGCTTCTCGTTCGTCCGCTCGGTCACCTCCGATAGCCGGGCGCCTGTGTCGAGGAACATCATGATGATCGCCGTGTCGCGGCGTTCGGCGTAGCCCTTCCCGGCGCACGTCTTCAGCAGTTTCTTGATGTCCTCGTCGGGGATGATCGGCACCTCGACCTCGCCGAGCTCGGGCGCCTTCATGGTGCGCATGGGGGAGCGGTCCATCTCCTCCTCGTCGACCAGCCAGGTGAACCAGGTGCGGAGCGTGCGGAAGTGCTGGTGCGCGTTCCCGGCGCTGTCGGGCTTGATGAGGGTGCTGATGTACGCCTCGATGTGCTCGCGGTGCAGCCCGGTGTCCTTGCCCTCCAGGGTCGTGGGCGCCGGCCGGGCGTCGGGGTCGTCCGGGTCGGGGGAGTAGTTGAGGATGAAGGCGGTCAGGCCTTCGGCGGCGGTGCGGTAGATCCGCTGCGTGTTCAGGCTCAGGTTCCGGGCGCGCAGGGAGCGCAGCCATGAGGTCGCCAGCGGGGCGAGGTCGAGCGGGGCGGGGCTGTTGGAGAACGTTGCTGCGGGCGGCTTGGCCATGGATGTCCTCTCATACCCGTTCGCGTACGCGAACGATCGCCCCCTGTGGAGATGGGTGGTGGTTGTTTGGGGGCATGGGAAGGACGTTACGCCGAAATCGGATTTTGCGGGAGCGCTTGGCCGGTAACCGCTGCGCTTGCGTCGGGGCGAGAGGCCTGACGGGCGAACCCGCTGGTGGGAGTGTGTTTGTGCCCCGGGCAGGACTCGAACCTGCGGCCAAGCGCTTAGAAGGTGTGCGGGCCTGAACGCTACGCTCACCTGCTGTTTTGCCAGGTGGCGCGAGACCAAACTAGGCGGGAGCGCTTGGCCTATTCTCGGGCCCATTTTGGCGCGATCCGTTCAGCGTGAACACGATACCGCCCCGGACCTGTTGCCAGGGCCGGGGCGGCTCTAGGACCAGAGCTCCGCCATCTGGGCGGACGTGACCTCGCGCGAGAGCACAACCCCGGTCCCGCTGGTGCCGCCCAGCGAGGGGCGGCGGTCATGCGATGCCGGAGCAGCGATGCTGCTCCGGCACCAATCTTTGCTGTCACTGCCGTCGGCAGCCGGGCTGCATATATGCACGGCGGGCGTCCCTCGCCTCTACCCTCCTAGCCAACGAGGTAAGCGACCGTTTGGGCACTGACAAGATGATCTTTGCACCACAGCGTGTGTCGGGTGCCACTCCGCCGCAGCCCCTACCCCGACTGGATCCGCCCCCGCCAGCAAGCCCTCGGCCGCCGTATCGCCGACCTCCGCAAGGCCGCCGACCTGTCACAGGACCAACTCGCCGACCGGGCCGGCATGGAACGCAGGTCGATCCAGCGGTACGAGAACGCCGTGCGGACGCCGCGCATCACGGACCTGTGGCTCATCGCGGAGGCCCTGGACGTGCCAGTCGCCGACCTGCTCGCGGAGGAGTGAGGACGGCCGCCGCCGGGGGAAACGGCGACCGCCCAGCTCATCGCGCCACCACCGAGTGGCACAAGCAGCGACACGACGCCCTGGCCAGCAGCACGCCCATGCCATGCGGCAGCGGCACGTCGTGGGCCTTGCGGCAGTACGCATGCAGCTCCTCGACGCCCCGGTCGCCAGCCATACGGCACTCGTCCGACAGCACCACCGTGGGCGCGGTCATGCGGTATAGCGGCGGACGCAGGCGGGACAGGCATACAACATGCCGCCGGCACCCGAGCCGGTCTCGACGACACGGACGAGCGTCGGGGCATCAGTGATGCGACCGCAGCCGATACACGGCAGGGCGCGCCGGCGCTTGGGCTTCGTCTTGGTACTCACCGGTCATCGCCCCAGAACGCGGCCAGGGCCTTCGTCAACAGCGGATCCAGCGCCCCCGGGCGAGTCGACTCCCCGACGGCGGTCTCCGTCCAGCCGCCCGCCGCCTGCACCCTGCGCGCGTACGCCTGCTGCCGCGCCGGCTCCGAGTGGAGACGGTCCCAGTCGTTGACCAGGCACAGTACCGGCCGGCGCTCAGCGTGGACGCGAAGCACGGACAGCATCGCCTGGAACCGCGGCCTGCGTTCGTTGGCGTCTTCCTCGACCCATTCGCCAGCCAGCTCGTAGCTGTGATCCTCAGCCCACAGGCGGCAGGCGGCGACGCGTACGGCGATGAGGGCGCGGGCCGTGGTGGCTGTGCTGCCGGTCGGCCGGTCGTAGATGAACGCCAGTGGTCTGAGCTCTGGCTGCTGCTCGGTGCCCATCGGTGCCCCCGAGGCGTCGATGATCAGGTCACCATCGACCGTAAGAGCACTGTGACCTGCACATCAATGGTACTTTTCCCGGCCCGCGAGCAGAAGTACCAATCACATGGGCAGGCCCACCGCATCCGCCAGCTCACGCATCTGCGGCGTCAGCGTCCTCCTCCGGCTCACCACCTCGCCCAAGATGTCCCGCGCGTACCGCTGCTGCGCCAGCCATTCCGGGGCCCGCTCGCGCACGTCGGCCAGGACCTCCACGGCCTCGCCGTGCTGGCGCAGCATCACATACGCTTTCGCGACGTCCAGCCGGTGACGGTGATACTCCGTCCCCGGGGCAGCGCCCGGCGCCGCCTTGAGACCAGGGGCCGTCGCCAGCACCGCCTCCGGCCGGTCCTGCACAACCCCCCGCTCCGCGCACTTGTACGCCACCGTGACCGGCCCCCACGACGCCAGCCGACTGGACCCGATCGGCAACTCCCGCCCAGTCAGCACAGCAGCAGACCGGGCCAGGCGCATCGCGTCCCCTGCCTCACCGTCGCGGGCGTCCCGCAGCCCAGCAGCAGCCACCTGCAACAGCAGCCACCCCCACGCCGCCAACTCCTCCGGCGTTGCCTTCGACATGCGGGGCTCGAGGTCGTCCGCCCATCGGACTGCCATGTCGCGGCCTTCTTCGACGCGGCCCTGACGGACCAGCAGCCACGTCCAGGTCGTGACGATGCTCGCCGCGCGCAGGCGGTCCGTCGCGGCGTCCAGGGCGCGGGTGAGGGCGGTCTCGGCGGCGGCGAACTGGCGCGCCTGCGTGAGGGTAGAGCCGGCGAGTTGCAGCAGGTGCGCGCGGACGGCGCGGGCCTCGGGGTCATCGCCGAGAGCCTCGGCGTCGCGCAGTAGAGAGGGCAGGAGGGCTGTGACGTCCGTCATTCGGCTCTCGAAGAACGCAGCGCGCGCCTCGGCGAGGACGGTGCGGAGGCCGTCGACGGTGGGCTCCGTGTCCAGTTGGACGGCCGGGGCCTCGACCGCATCCCTCAGGACCCTCCAGGGCTCGGAGTGGTCGGGTTCTTCGTGGGTGTCGTGGCGTAGCAGGGTGCTGGTGGTGACTCGCAGGGCGACGGCGAGTTTCCGGGCGGTTTCCATCCGTGTGCCGTGGAGATTCTGCTGCTCCAGCTGACGGATGAGAGAGAGGGAGACTCCGGAGGCCGTTGCGAGGTCTCGCTGGCTCAATCCACGGCGCCGGCGGATGTCGCGGAGGCGGGTACCGATGTGGTCGTCGGTGGGCTGTGGCATGCTGAACTCCGTTCTGACTTCGACACTCAGAACGGTACTCCGGCCCTCATCTTTGGTGGGGGCCGTTGCCGTTGGGGTCGCCCGTAGGATTGCCGCATGCCCCCGCTCCCCGCCTGTGATGGCGCGCGCCTGCCCACGGCCGCTGAGGCGAACGCGGCGGTGAGGCGGTACAGCGCGGGCCGGACGTCATGGACCCGCGAGGAGTTGGCGGAGTTGGCGCGGCTGCGTGGGGTGTGGCTGGCGGCATGGCGAGCCGAACTGGTGCGGGCCGCATAACGAAGGCGCCCCGCCTCCCGAAGGAAGCGGGGCACAGTAAGAGGGCGCGGTCAGCGCTGGAAGAGAGCCACAGCGGCAGCTGCGGCCCCAGCCATGCCAGTGATCGCGCCGAGCGTGGGCAACGGCCAGCGGGCGCGTTCCAGGACGCGGATCCGGTTCTCGTGGTCGGAGAGATCGTCGGCCATTGCTTTGGCGGTGCCGTTGAAAGCATCGAGCTTGGTCTCAACCCGGGTGACGGCGTCGTGCAGCGCTCTCATCTCCGTGTACATCTGCGCCGAACTGATGTAGACCCCGGGGTCTTGCGGTGTCACAGGTCACGCGCCCCGGGCCGAGCCGGAGGTGATGAGGGAGTCCTGCGCCTTCCCGGACAGCCCGACCGGCTTGTACAGGCCGAAGTGGCTGAGGACGCCGATCGCGAAGCTGACGCCCCACAGGACCACAGCCGTGCCCACGCTGTAGCCGTCCGACGCCTGCGACAACTCCACGAGGAAGCCGTTCAGCGCGGTGAGCAGCAGGAGCAACACCGCCTTCGCGCCGGCCGAGGTGACCCGGGTCGTGACCAGACCGACCAGGACCGGCAGGGCCACGCTGATCGCCAGGCCCAGCCAGTACGCGCCATCGAGATGAATGCTCATGAGGTACTCCAGTTCGGTGAGAAGGGGTCAGGATGCGAGGCGGGCGGCGAGCTTGGCCGCGACCTGCTCAGCGATCGCCGCCGCCAGCCCCGGGCTCGACGCGATCGCCTGGACCTGCGCATCCGACAGGACGGGCTGGAGAGCGTCGAGCTTGGCCGCGATCGTGTTAAGCACGATGTTCTGTGCGGTCTGGGAGGACACCATCGAGGCGGTGGCCGTCTCCAGGCCGCGCACCCGGCTGTTGGTGTCCTTGAGGTACGACTGGGGCTGCCATGTCGGGTTGGTCGCAGCCTCGCTGGCGGGGGCGGTGATGTCGTCGATCTTCCACACGGCGTCGTGGGTTTCCTGGGCGGTGAGTGTCATGGTGTCCTCCTGGTTGGCCCACGTCCGGAGTTCGGCGGGGCTGAGGTAGCAGATGGTTCGGTCCAACGGTGTGCTGGTGAACTGCCAGAACAGCGGCGACCAGCCAGACGGCTTCGGCCTCGTCGCGGCCTCCGCCTTCGGGTAGGACACGGCGGTGTAGCCCCACGTGTAGGCCGGGTACCAGACCGTCGTGCCCTCAGGAACGTGGCCGGCTTCGAGGTCGGACGCGGAGGTGTACACCCCGACGCGCTGTCCCGGAAACGCCGCCTGCACCGCGCTGATCCACGTCGTGGCCCACGCCCGGATCTGCGCGGCGCTCCGCCCGGCGTAGTTCGCGCCGTCCGACCGGCGTTCCAGGTCGAGCCAGTGCAGGAACCCTGCGGTCGCGTACGGCTTCACGGCGGCCACATAGTTCGCCGCCTCCACCGCAGCGTCCTGCGTCGGCCACCCGAAGTGGTACGCGCCCGGGACGAGCCCGGCCTTGACGATGCCGGTGATGTGCTTGGCGAACGCGTCGTCCCGCGAGCGCTGGCCCTCAGACGCCTTGGCGAACGCGAACGTGACGCCGTCGGCCTTGTGACCAGCCCAATCCTGGGGGTTCTGGTAGGCGGAGACGTCGATACCCCGGGACGTGGCCATCACACGCCTACCTCAACGAGAGCGGCCCGCACCTTCGCCGCAACCTCAGCGCCCGTCAGGACTGCCGGGGCCGGCACCGGCGCCGGAGCGGCCACCAGCTGCGGGACCGTCACGTCACCGTCCTGCGCGAGCAGCCACCCCATGTCCGCCTCGGCCACATAGCAGCTGCCGGCATCGCCCCATGAGGACGCCCACGAGTTGTCCAGGCGGAACACCCGGGCCGTCGCGTCGTACGCGGACACCACCAGCTCGTGGCCGCCCGCGATACCGCTGGTGCGGTCGACGTTGAGGGTGCCGTCGCTCTTCGGGTCGAACATTGAGTTGAGCCACACGATGCCGACCAGCGCCGGGCCCGTCTGGAGCGCAGCCTTCAGCGCGTCCAGGCCAAACGCGTGCGAGTACGACGTGGCCAGCCCCAGCGCCTTCGCGGTCTTCCCGCACGCGATGCCCGACGACCCGGTGTCGTCCGGCGGATACGAGCCGGGGACGCTGTCCAGCAGCGTGTTCAGGCGGTACGCCCGCACCGCGAACGCCTCGTCCAACACGTACGTCCCTGCGGTGAACACGCCCTTCGGGTCGGCCTTCACCGCGGCCTCAGTAGCGCCCGGGCGGCCGGCGGAATCCGTGCCGAGCAGACCCGTCAGGGCGTTCGCCGTGCACGAGCCCAGCCGGCCCTGATCGAGGATCGGGATCCGCCGCGCCCACACCGCCGTCTTGACGGCCGCCTTGGGTAGCACACCGACCGCGTAGGCGTAGCTGCGAGGGTCGTGCTCAACGTGCCGGCCGAGACGGTACGCGGCGCCGGTCTCGTCTATCCTCTGGGTTTTCGTCATAGCGTCCTCTTCGCGGTGCGGTTCAGGCGGTGGGGGTTATGGCCTCGGTGCGGGTGTGCTTCCGCTGAGCGGAGTCCAAGATGAAATGCGCCGAGCCCGACAGCAGATCAACCATCTGCTGCACTATCGGCACCACATCGGGCGAGCTCGTGTCGTCGGTCGTCAGCGTCATGGCGAATTGCATGTGGTAGTCACCGACCATGTCCACGCTGCGGCCGGTGATGCTGAACACGTAATCGGATGCATCCTGCGCGCTTCCCAGTGCCATGAGGTCCCCTTTTAGCTTTCGACGATGAAGCTTGCATATACGCGGACCGTCGCCAGGTTGGCGACGCTCGCGTTTCCGGAGATGGACCTCAGCGTGATCAGCCCGGCCGAGGTGATGGTGCATTCGCCGTCCACTGTTCCCGTGCCATAGACGGTGTTGATGCTCTCGACGGGGCACCACCCTGCGGGCAATGTCGCCAGCGGGGTGTCAGTAATGTTGCCCGTGTTCGTGGCGAGTTCAGTGATATCAGCCCCTGTGCGGGACATGATGACCTGCACGGTGACAACCCCGAAAATCTTGCGGGCGGAGAACGAGCTGACGCTGAATCCGGCGGACGCCACGAGACCCGAAGTGGTGCTGTCGTCCAACGTGCGGTCATTGAGGCGCGCTGCGGTGATGCGCATGCCCGCAGTCCACGTAGTCATGACCTGTCTCCCTAGAGTGCGACGATCGCGGGGGCGGCGAGACGGATGTCTTCGCCTGCGGTGTGGGCTTTCACAATGCCGTTGATGCTGCGGGCCATCGTGAATGTCTGGGGGTCCGAGGATCCGGTCACGGCGCTCACTGTCATAACCTCGCCGCCCATGGCGATATCGAAGGGCGGGTCGGTTACATCGGTGGTCCACAGGCCGCCGTCGCCGGTTGGCGAGACGAGCATGCTGGTGGCGCTGCTGCTGATATCAGCGGCCAGAATGGAGCCGTCGGTATCGACAAAATCGGTATCGGTGACCGCAATGTGATAGGGCGATTCGGGTACGCAGTTGTAGGTGATGACGTGCTGGAACTGGTCGATGGTTTCGGACATGCCGACAGTCAGGACGCTGATGGGGCCGGGTGGCAGCCACGACGGCGGATCATTAATCGTGATGCGGTGGCCGGGCCGGATGGCGAGGGCCTGCCCGCGCAGCGTCGTTGACCCGGTGAAGCTCGGATGGGCGAGGTTCACGGTGATCTGCGGGTAGCGGGCCTCATCAACGGTGCCGAGGTGGACGCGCCATGCGGCCTGATCGGGGAGGTCCCCGTCGGCTTGCACGTTGACGGTCACGCTCGTGTCGTACAGGCCCACCCCGTTCGGCGGATCCATGGTTGACAGGGCCCCCGTGTCCAGGTCCGCCACGGCAGACGAGCCTCCCGTACGGCTGGCGGTGACCTGGTTGGTGACGAGCTGGTCGTCATCCACCGGTTCCGGGATGGCCGCCAGTTGCGGGCCGTAGTCCAGGGCCAGGCCGGCGTCCTGGTTTTCCAGGCTGACGCGGGTGCGGTAGCCGAGACCGAATGTCGTCCAGCGCTCGTAGAGCAGCCCCATGTCGGCAGTGGCACATTCGGCGATCAGGTCGAGGAGCTTGTCCCGGCCCTGGGCCCCCATGGCGACGGTGTCCGACAGCGTCCCGAGCTGCCCGAACGCAATGCCCTCTTCGCCTTCGAGACGCTGGATGCGGGCCCCGGCGGTTTCCCCCGCGAATGCGACCATGGCGGGGCTGGTGGCGGCGTATGCGTCGGTGGCGGACGCGACCGCGATGTGGCCGATAGCGGTGTCACCCAGCGCCCCGTCCTCGCCGACGGTGACACGCGTGGCGAGATTGGTGTCGTTCACCAGCAGGGAGCCGCCGAGGACGGTAGCGGGGATGCTGTTTAGGGTGCCGTCGGTGATGCTGTAGGTGGTGAGCGTGTAGGTGACGCTGATAGCCAAGAGGTCGACGAGTTCCAGGCCGATTTGCGTGAGGTCGCCGTTGACGAACGTTGAATAGGTCGCGAATCCTGTGGCGAGGATTTGTGTTCCGTCTACGTCATAGGCCCGCAAGTCGAGCTGCCCGGTGGAATTGACGTAGACGCTCCAGCGGCGTGCGCTGCCTGTGCAGTCGAGGCTGATGAGGCGTTGGGTGGAGGACACGCCTGCGGCCGGGGTTTGTACGAAGAACCGCAGCGAGATCGAGCTGAAGGTGTCCAGCGGGTAGGTGGGGATGGTGCCGGTGAATTTCCCGGTCGCCATGAGGGGCAGCAAATCCGACGCGGGCCACGTGGAGGATCCAGTGAGCGTCACACTGCCGGTGATGGCCATCGCCGGCGCACCAGGCAGACCGGAAGCAACCGACGTGGAACCTGTGGCATCCTCGCAGGGCCAGTAGGCGACGAGGCGGGCGGCCCTGGATGGCTTGGTGAACTCGCGGAGCATCGCCGATTTCAGCGGCGTGGAGCCCTGGGTGAGCCTGCGGAGGATCCCGGCTGCTTCGATGTCCACCCAGACGTCGGCGCCGGTCGGGTCCCATTTCACTGGCCATGCGGGGATCTCACCTTGGAAGCGGTATTCCTTGGCGTTGCCGTTGGGGACGCTGACCCGCATTTTGGTGTTGCGGCCGATCTTCCCGTAGTAGGGGGAGTTCGGGTTCCTCGGCGAGAATAGGCCGTCCCTATTGTTGAGCTGGAAAGCACAGCGCCCCGGATCGAGGGAGGCGCCCTCACCGCTGCGGCCGGTGGTGATCGTGACGTTCTGATTACCGTCGCGGGTCATGACTCGCGAGGTGATGTCCGTCCACAGGCCGTCCACGAGGATCTCGACGGTGACCGGGTCGCCGGTAGGTACCTCGCCAGTGGCGCGCGTCTGGGCCGGGAGCCCGCCAGAGCGGAGCCACCAGCCTGCGAGGAGAGGAGCGACACGGGTCACGGATCAGGACTCCGACCAGCAGACCCAGCAGCGGAGATCCATTGCCGTGGTGGGGGTCGTCGCCCTGACGCGGAGGAATCGGCTGGACGCCACCACGGGGCGCTCATCGGGCATGAACTGGTAGGAGTAGACGAGCGGGGACTCGCCGGATACGGAGCTGAGGCTCACCGTGTCGAAGGTGCGCGTCGCGGTGATCGCGCCCTCGACGGTGGCCGTATAGCCGGTCGCCGAGACTCCGCCTACGCAGAAGGACGCGGGGGCGCCCGGGTCGAGAGGCTGGATGCCTGCGGTGACGGCGGCGGTGACGGTGGCCGCGACATCGGTCTGGATCAGCTCGATCACCGCGTCCGCGCCCGGCGGGTCGTCCGAGGAGAAGCCCCACGAGATGATCGTGGCCCGGACCGTTGCGGGCGCGGCCACCTGAAGCATCGTCTTGATAGCCGTGCCCGTGGTCACGGCCGCCTGTGCGGCCGTGGTTGGCATGACCGCGTTCCAGGTCTTGAAGACCGCCATCGTCTGTCCCCTATCCGTTTCCGCGCCCGAAGGCTTTCTGAACCGACCCGCCCGCAATGTTGTTGACGACCCCACGAATCGGGTCCACCAGGGCGCGGGCGACGACCTTGCCGTCGAGCACGAGGTTCACCTGGATGGGCTGACCGCCCCCGCCGCCGGCCATGGCCATCTGCCGCGACTGCCCCGCCGGGTACACCGTGGACCCGTACGGCAGGCGGGCCAGCTCCGGGCCCTGCTCACCCACCCACGTCAGACCGCCCCGCGCCCCACCCGTAGCGGCGCCGATGATGCCGCCCGTGGCCTTGCCGCCGAAGCCCTTCTTGATGGCGTTCTCCATCACCTTCGCCAGGTGATCCATCGACTTCGAAAGCTTCTCCTGCTGCTTCTTCAGCGAGTCCACGAGATGGTCGGTGGCCTTGATCTGCTTGGCGTACATCGCATCCGCCGTCGTCTTCCCCGCAGCGCCGGCCGCCTTCGTGAGCTGCTTCTCCAGGGTGTTGATCTGCTTGATGTCCGCCGACGACGAGCCCAGCAGCCGGGTTGCGGTCTCCAGGCCACCGCCCTCCACCCCGGCCTGTGCGATCTCACTGAGGGACTGGGCGTTGAGGCCGCGCTTCTTCAACTGCGCGAGCGCCGACGCGAGGGACTGGGCGTCTGCGACCTTGGAGCCCATCTGCTGGATCAGGCCCTGCCCGCCCGTCCACGCCCCGGTGTTCTGCGCCCCGTTGACGATGCTGCCGCCGGACACGATCCCCGACTTGATGCCGGACGCGAGCTGAGCCGCCGCGTCCTTCAGGGATGACAGCTTGTCCTTCGCCTTGTCGAGTGCGCTGTTCACCTTCGACAAGGCCTTCTCCTGCCGGATCAAGGCTGCCCCGGTCGAGCTGAGGGACTTCAGCAGCCCGCGCTCCGTCGCGCCGGACGTGGCGGCCTTGATGATGCCCTTCCACTTGTTCAGGGCATCCACAAGGCCACTCAGGGAATCGGGCGACCCCAGCGCCGCTCCGAGTTCGGAGCGGCGGTATCCGGCCATCTGCCCGAACGCGCTGATCGTCAGGTCCGGCCACGCCTGCGACCGGGCCTGCGCCTGGGCCTTGTTCCGCGCCTGCTGCGCCTTGGTGACCTTGCCGCCCTTGGCGTACGCCTGGTACGGCTCGCCGTCGTCCATCATCCGCCGCGACTGACCAGCCGGGTACACAGTCGAGCCGACCGGGAGACGCACCAACTCGGGGCCCTGCTCGCCGACCAGGGACAGTGAGCCGCGGGTGACGCCTCCATCGGCGTACGCGCCGATCACGCCGCCGGTAGCCTTGCCCGGGGCCAGGACCGTTCCCTCCCCAGGCCGCTTGCCGACCGACACGTACTTCGAGTACGTGGTGATCGTCACCGACTTGCCCTTCAGCGAGGCGATAGCCGCCTTCGCCGCCCTGATCTGGGCCTTCAGCTGGTCGATGCTCGCCTGAAGCTTCGTCCTCTTAGATGCCGGAACCGTCTTGAGATCTGCCTTCGCGGCGGCCAGCTTCGACTTGAGGTCATCGAGGTTGCCCTTCAGCCGGGCCGTCTTGTCCGGTGCCTTCAAGATCTGGCCGGCAAGCTTCTGCGCCTCAGCCCGCGTCAGACCCATCGCCTCGGCAGCCGCAATGAGCTTGCCCCGGCCCCGGTCGTAAATCTTGTTCACCGCAGACCACGATGCCCCCGACTCCCGTGCCGAAGCCGTTGCCGAGTCTGTCTTCGCCGCCAGATCCGACAGGGCCTGAGCCTCGTTGCGGGCTTTCTCCGACCCCAGGTCGAGCTGACCGTGGACCATGCGCAGCGCCTGGCCGTTGTCCTTCGCTGCCTTCGACGCCGCATCGATCGCCGCCTCAAAGCCGATCATCCCGCCGAGGCCCTGCCGGTTCACGTCGTTGAGCGCCTGGATGCTCTGTCGCAGGCCGTCGGCGCTCTGCTTCTGCGCGGCGAGCTTGGCCTGTACGTCCATGGCCTGCTGTCCGAACAGGCCCATCGAGTCGGCGGCGAGCTGCTGCTCGAACGCGGCATCGGCGAGCGCGCTCTTGTAGTCGTCGAGCTGGCCTTTCAGGCCCTTCGTGGAATGCCCCGCCTTGGCCGTGGCCTCCACCGCCCGGTTGAACGCCGCGTTCGCCAGATCCGCGTTGCCGCCCTTGACGAGGCTGGCCAGGGACTTGTCGAACGCGTCGACGTCCTTCTTGGCGTCGGCGACCGGGGTGGAGTCCATGCCGATCAGACCGACGAGGAACTGCTGCACCCGGTCCGCGTTGCTGGGGTTGGCCAGTGTGTTGATGGAGTCGGCCAGGCCGCCGAGGTCCGCGCCGTACGACCGCAGCGCCTCACCGCTGGCCTTGCCCGTACGGCCGAGGTTGCCGATTGCCGTCGCCATCTTGTCGACGTCCGGCGGCGCCTTCTTCCCGATCGCGCTGAGCCTGGTCAAGACCACCGCAACCGCGGCGATCCCCGCCACGATCACCGACGCCTTCGCCGCCGTCCCCAGCGTGGCGAACGCCGCCCGCAGGCCCGCCACGCCACCACCAGCCGCGACCGAAGCCGCCCGCAGCGCCACGATCCGCGTCGTCAACGTCGTCACACCGCCGGCCGCCGCACCCACCCCGGCCCCCGCCAACTTGATCAGCTTGAACGCCGTGTACACCTGCATCAGATTCGCCAGGAGCGACGCCGGCACCGCTGCCACGAGCTTCGCGAAAGCGTTCACGAGCGTCAGCAGCCCCGGCCCCGCCTGCGACGCCGCATCCAGCAGGTGCACCACGGCCGTACTGAGGTTGCTGAGGGTGTCCTTGACGGCGGGCCCGTTGGCCTTGGCGTAGGCGAAGAACGAGGCGATCGGCCCACTCATCTTCCCCTCGGACAGGACCCGGGAGAAGTGCAGCGTTCCATCGACGGCGCTCTTCAGCGAGTTGTTCGCGAAGTCGGAGACCTTCTGCGACAACTCGTCGAAGGCCGTCGAGTTGATGCCGCCGCCGGCCGCTGTCACCAGCCGGGACAGCTGGAGCGACGACTCCTCAACCATCGGGGTCAGCTTCGGCAAGATCCCCTGAAGCACCGCAAAGGACCGGGTGACCGGGACCATCGTGAAGCCAGCCAGGCCATCCGACCAGCCCTTGTACTTCTCGCCCAATACCTGGAACGCGATCGCCGCCTTGTACGTCGCCGGAGGCATCCCGGCCACGCTCGCCTGATACGCCTTCTGCGATGTCATGGCTGCCTGCGACATGGCGCCGGTCTTGCCCACGTTGTCCTGGTAGGTCTTCTGTGCCTTCGCCGCGTCCGCAAAGCTCTGGATCTGCGGGATGATCGCTGCGCCGAACGCGGCCATCGCGGTCGTTGCCGCGCCAGCCTGGACGGCGATCGGGGCCAGCGCTGCCGCTACGGGGATCGCTGCTGGCGCGAGTGAGATCAGCGCCGCCTTCAGGTCACCGAATGCCCCCGCGCCATCGCCACCCCCACCTCCCCCGCCGAGGCCGCCTCGCAGGTCGCCCAGCCCGGCGCCAGCCCGGCGTGCCGAGGTGTCCAGCCCGTCCAGCTCCGTACGCAGCGTCCGCGTGCGGTCCGACAGGTCACCGAGGCGGCCGTGTGCTGCCTCGGTGCGGGTGCCCATGGTTCGCAAGCCGTTGCTGACGCCGGTCGCCCGCGTGCGGAGCTCCGCCAATGCGAGGGAGGACTCGACGGCGCGGTCGCGCAGCGTCCGCAGGGCGCGGCTGGCGGACTCCGCGCCGTCGTGGAGGCTCCGCAGTGCCACGCTGGCGGCGGTGGCTCGGGTGGTGAGGGTGGTGAGGGCCTGCCCGGCATTCTGCGCGTTCTGCTTGAGCTGGCGGAGGGAGGTATTGACAGCGGTGAGTCCAGAGCCAGTGTCGTTGCCGACACGGACGCGGATCTCAATGTCATTCGCCATCGTCGTCACCTCCCTCCGGTGTGCCAAGTCGTTCGATTGCGTACATGCGCAGGAGGTCGGCGTCCTCCTGGTACAGGGTGGTCAGGGTGTAGCCGGGGAACTCGCGGAGCATGCCGAGGATCAGGCGGGCACGCTTGAGCTCTCCGGGCTCGGCGACAGGGTCTCCATCGGAATCGATGCCACCAGGGACGGCCCGCCAGAGGGCGAGCTCTGCGGCAAAGGGTCGGCATCGTGGACCCCGTTCAGGGCGTCGATCCATGCGGAGGCGAGGTCGATGCCGTCGTCGCGGTCGAGGTCGTTGAACTCTTCGACAGTGGGGGGGATGGGGGTGCCGTCGGGGCGCTCGTAGGTCCAGGAGATCAGCGAGTTGGCGAGACGCTGGGCGACTTCGGCGACGGATTCGCCGTCGCTGCCGTCGAGGCCGACAACCTTGAAGTAGTCGCCGATGTTCATGCCCTTGCAGGTCACTTCGAGGCCGTGAAGGCGGTGGCCTTCCTTGAACTTCAGGGTGACGATGCGGGGCTGCTTGGTGAATCCCACGTCAGGGCCTTTCCGGGAGTCTGGTCATGCCCAGGTGGGGGCAGCGCCGTCGGCGAGGACGCCAGGCACGGCAAAGGTGAGCGCGCCGTCGTCCGCCCGGTTCAGCGGGTAGTCGGTGAAGAGCATCTCCATGGCCAGCACCTTCGCGGACACGGTGAGCGTGACGGTGCGGTTGACCGACGTGGAGGGCACGGTCTTGAACACGTCGTGCGACATGTTCGACGCCGGGTTGAACACGCCGTTCCCGGTGAACGAGCCGTCAGCGAGCAGCAGCAGCCGCTCCATCGCGCTCTTGTCGATGCCGGTGATGTCCTGCACCGCTCGCGGGGTCGCGAACTGGATGGACGTGAAGTCGTTCTTGATGGCCTGCGCCGATCCCGCACTGTCGTCGACAGAGCAGGTAGTCCAGCCGAGGCCCGAGCTCTTGGCCATGGTCAGCCCCTCTCGTGTTGTTCCTTGACGGCCAGCTGGTGCTCGCCGAAGTCATCCACCCAGTCGGTCGGCCGGGTGTGCTGCCGCTGCCGGCCGGTCGGGTTACCGCGCCAGTCGCCGTCGCGGACGATGTACAGCTCCGGCTTGTCCAGGCGGATGCGGTGCTCCGATGCGGCGAAGCACGCCTGTCCGGGCTCGAACAACAGCCACGTCTCGCCCTCGGCGATGTGCTGCTCGGTGTACCGCCGGCCGCTGTTCTTCGCCGCGTGGAGCAGGTCCGGGGTGAGGGATTCGACGCGGGTGCGCCAGCCCTCCACGTAGTGCGGGCACGCGACTTCGGCGCAGGTCGCTTTCCGGAAGTGGGTGCTGCGCGGGGCGCGGATCTGGAAGGTCTTGTAGGCCTGGATGGGCAGGGCCGGGTCGATGCGGAACATCAGAAGGTCACCGCCGTGTCATTCCGGGCCACCGAGACGGCGAAGGTGGCGTTGGAGAAGGTGCCGGTGGTGACGATCCGGAGGTACCGCTCGACGGTCTGCCCGGATGCGGTCGCGATGCGCTGCGAGGTGATGCCGGTGGCGGCGGTGAAGGCGCCGCCGGTGACGTCAGCGAAGGCGTCGCCCGCGCCGTTGTCGCTGGACTCCTGGAGCTTGACGGTGACCGATGTGCCGGTGAACGCGAAGACGTGCAGGTACGCCTGCAACCCGAACGCCGTCGAGCCGGTGCCGAAGTCCACGCTGGTGCCGTTCGTGGCCGTGGTGTCGGTCCGCTGGCCGGCCGTGAGGGACTTGCCCCACTCCAGGCCGTAGCCGTTGGCCTGAGCCTCCACCGCGAGCGTGAACGCCCCGTCGTCCGCCCGGTTGCCGTCGTACCCAATCTGCTTGGCCACGATGCTCGCCGACGGATCCCCGAGCGACGTGCCCCGAAAGTACGAGGCGACGATGTCGGTAGTCGGCAGCGTGGAGTAGCGGGCGTGTGCGCCGGTGAGCAGTGTCGGGTTGAAGTACGACGTCCACGACATGGCCCCGTCGCGCCGGCCGCCGATCCGCTCCATCGCACTCTTGTTGATGCCCGTCACGACGATCGGTGAGTTGCCGCCGCTGACGCTGCTCAGGCTGTTGGTGTCGCCGGACAGGTCGTATCCGTCGACGTAGAAGTTGTCGCCGAGCCCGCTGGTCTTGGCCACCTACGCCACCTCGTCCCAAAGATCGTTGATGATGACCGGCAGGCTGATCGTCATGACCCGCAGCGTCACGCCGGACAGCGGCAGATATCCGGCCCGCGCGGCCAGGGCGGGCCCGTGCGCGCCGAGGACATCGATGAATCGGACGTCGTCGGTGCCGCCGAGCTGGAAGTCACCGACGTACGCGCGCACGAGGGCATCCGTCGCGAGGGTGACGTTCGGGTCGATCGCATCGGTCGGCAGCTGTTCAGCCGAGGTGTAGATCCGCACCGCCAGCCCGAGCCGGGCCGACGCCGAGCCCAGGCCGGAGCCGCGAATGGGGTCGATCGCCTCCACCCACACGGCCGCCGTCAGCCCCGGCACCGCAGGGCTCAACGGTTCGCCGCCGTTGACCTGCTCGAACCAGCCGGACGCGGCAGCGTGGGAGATGACCGCGTCGAGGATGCTGTCGATACCAATCGGCATGCTGGTCACCTCATCTCCGGCAAGTGGCTGGCGACGGCCCGCTCGGCGATCTGCGGGGCGCGGGCCTGCGTGAGTTCCTTGGTGCGCCGCCAGTGCGAGTAGCCCCGGAAGCGGGTGACGGGGAAGTTGCGGCTGCCGACGCCTTCCAGCCACGGCCCGTAGACGACGCCGCTGTCCCACACGCGGTCGGTGTCGGCGGCGGCCCGGGTGGTCTTCACCTGCGACTCGTAGTAGCCCGTCGGGTGCTTGAAAGCCGCGCCCATCAGCGTCAGCGCGTGCTCCTCGGCGAACTCGGCGATGTCGTCACGGGCGTCCTCGCAGGCCCGTGCGATGGCACGCTCGGCACGCCCGTCGAACCAGGGCCCGGTCATGCGGATCTCGATGCTGTCGCTCATACCGCCCTCACCCGGCCCTTGCGACCGTGGGAGGTGCACACCTGGTCCCGCAGCGTGCCGAGCGCACCAGCCTCCGCCGCCACGCTCCGGCCGCCGGCGGTCTTCACTGTGCGCCCGTATCCGGCCTGTTCCTGGAGGAGGGTGTTCATGGCCTCGGCGATGGTCAATGCCTTGACGGGGCCGGGCGCGTCCCATCGGTACACCGGCGCCGCGTTGGAGTGGGTGGCTGCGGTGGTGCCCAGCGCACCGCGCTGCACGGTGAGGGTGCGGGCCGCGTAGATGGTGGGCGCGGTGTGCGCGGCGAGCGTGCTGCCGTCCCAGCTGCGCTTGACGGTGAGGACGCTGGAGACGTCGGCGATGAGCATGCGCTCGGAGTCCAGCAGTAGCACCTCATCCGGGGCGTACGCGCCCGGGGTGGTGACCTGGAGGGTCTCCTCGGCCTTGCCCGCGCCGACCGGCGTCAGGAGGGCCTGGCCGGTGGTGACTTGCGCCCGGCCGGTGACGAGCATCCGTTCGGAGTCGACCCGCAGTACGGAGCCGACGCCGAGAGCGGCCGAAGCGGGGCCGTCGACTGTGATGGTGGTGGCGGTCGTCGTGGTGACAGCGGCGGCGAGGGCGCCAGCGGTGGTCTCGTTGTTGCTGTGCCCGTACAGGCCGGTGATGGCGATGTCGCGCTGGCTGGTGCTGGACCCGCCGAACGCGGCGCTGCTGTCGAGGTCGAGTTCGAGGAGGTTGTACGGGGCCTCGTCGAGCTGGTCGGAGCGGCGGAGGAAGTAGTCGCTGCTGGCGATGGTGGTGCCGCCGGTGACGAGGGTGGTGATGCTGATGAGCTCGTTGCTGTCGAGCCACAGCCGCCACGGGCGCGCGTACTGGCCGCCGGGCCAGTCGAAGTAGCGGGTGGCCTGCTGCGGGTAGAAGCGGCGGTGCGTGAGCCCCTCCACCGACCGCGAGGCGGAGTCGAGGGCGCGGTCGATCTGCGCGGCGGCCCGCGCGGTCTCCATCACGCTGAGGCCCCGCTGAACCTCCTCGCGGGTGGCGTATACCGGCTGTGTCATCGGGTCACACCGCCATCAGCTTGCGGAGGGCGGTGGCCATCCACAGGCCCTTGAGTTTGTGGCCGATGTCGTTGGGGTGGATGACGTCCGCTGCGCCGTCGCCGAGGAACCGGTCCGCCGACCCGTATCCGGTGGTGGTGCCGACGCGGCCGGAGCCGGTCATCCATGGGCCGATGGTGTCCACGAGCGTCCACGAGGCGTCACGGATCTCCCCGGTGAGCTGGCTGATGTAGGGGATGCCCTGCGCTTGGAACACCGTCCTCTGCCACGAGTCTTTGGTGACCGAGCCGGCGGCGGGTGTAGCGACGGGGCTGGCCGCGTACGGCGGCCAGTTCCCGGACGTGGAGTAGCAGCCGACCCCGATGACCCACGCCCGGGGCAGGCCGGCCTTGATGGCTGCGATCGTTGAGGTGACGGCCGTCTGGAACGCGGTCTGGTCGGTCGTCGCGTCGTTGTAGCCGCCGTCAACGATCACGATGTCGAAACCCTTGGCGACGATGTCGAGCGCCACCCTGTTCGGGAACGTGGTGTACGGGCTGTTGACTGTGATGAACCCAGTGCCGCCTCTGCTCTGATTCCACCGGTTTTCCCAGCCGAAGGCGTCGCACATGAAGGGGAACCAGGTACCCGCCGAGCCGCCCGTGTTCACGGCCGAACCGCCGGAGGTGGAGTCGCCGAGCACCGCGATCTTCGGGCCGTGGAGGCCGATCTCCCAGAAGTCGAACGTGGGCCCTTGGAAGACCCCGCCGAACCGGGAGGTGGAGATCTCCATGCGGATCCGGCGCGGCGCGCTGCTGCCCAGGTTCACGGTCAGCAGGTGGCTGTTGCCGAGGGAGCCCTCGGTGGCGATCGACGACAGCGGGATGGGTTTGTCCTGCACCGGGACGCCGTCGATGAAGATCCTGATCGCATCCGTGGTGGCCTGCGGGAGCAGCCGCACCTGGAAGATGTCGGCGTCGGTACCCCACGCGACGTTGAGGACGCCAGCGGGGTTCGCTGCCGTGTGGGGGTCGATGCTCATGCTGACCACGAAGTTGACGCTGGACGAGGACAGGGCGATCTCGTCCGCCGCGTAGGTGTACGGGCCGGTCGTGTCGGCGCTGTTGCCGCTGCCGCTGAGCGCCACGGGGGACGGCGTGTACTTCACGAACCCGGCCGTGGGAGTTGAGGTCTGCGCCAACGTCAAGTTGCAGGTGCCACCCACCGCCGCCGAGGTGTACAGGGCCTTCTGCGTGATCAGCGGCGGCATGTGCCGGCGCCGCCACGCCGTGTCCTGAACATCGACGTACGCCGTGGTCGGCAGCGCGGCGCCAGCCGCCGTGACCGCGCCACCCTGCGACACCGAGAGCTTGGTCGCGCCGGTGGCGTCCCGCAGGTCGAGGAGCGTTCCCGGGCCCTGGACCACAGCCGCCGGGGCGGACGCGTTCAGGGAGAGGGCCTGAAGGGCGGAGGCGCGTCCGCTGGTCGCGGCGAGCGTGACGGCCACGCCGTGGCAGTCCGTGGCGCCGCCGTCGGGCTGGTCCTGGACGGTGAGCCCGGAGGATCCCGGGTCACGGTTGCGGATGGTCTCGCCCATCGGTACCTCCTCTCGGGCGTCGGGTGGGGCAGGAAGCAGTTACTCGTCACTGGCCGACGTATCGGCCTCCGGGTCGCCATCCGTCCCAGCGGCAGAAGAGCTGCCCGTCCGGGCCTTCTTGGAGCGGCTCGCCGTCGTGCGGGCAGGCGATGGGTCCGGCGTCCCGCTCGGCTCGGGCGAGGGCTGCGGCCTCTCGGTAGATGTCTGCGAGCTGTCGCCAGCTGATGGCTGCTCACTCCCCTCGGCCTGCTCCGCTTCGGCAGCCGCGTTCGTGGGGCCGCCGTGCACGGTGTTCTTCGCCATGGGCTGCTGTCCTTCCTCGACGTACTCCGTGGACTGGCAGTGCGGGCAGCGCGGGGCGCCCACCGAGTAGGTGGTCGAGCACTCCATGCACGCCCACAGCGCCATGTCAGGCCGCCGTCACAGTCGCGCCGTCATCCAGCGGCACGTACGTCAGCGTCCACTGGATTGCCCCCGTGGCATCCGCCGCTGAGACGTTGACGCCGACGGTCCCGACCGGGATCTGGATCGCCGACGGCAGCGCCGCGCCAGCGCCCGCGTTCTGCACGTTCAGCGCTGTGCCGACCGTGCCGGCCAGCGCGAGCAGGGCGCCGACTTCCTTGCCGGTGATGGCTGTCGCCGAGGACACGTCCACGGCGGTGCCGGTCGTCGGCGTCGACACGATCTTCGCGCTGGGGGTGGTACCGGCGATCACCGTGGTGACCTTGCCGTACAGGCCGGTGACCAGAACGCGGCCACCCGTCACCGTGAAGATCACGCTGGTGGCATTCTGCGGGACTGTCTTGCCCGCAGCGTTGGAGACGGCCGTGCCGTACAGCAGCTTCCGCAGCTGGCTCCCCTGGATGATCGTCGTCATGTCAGGCTCCCATCGCGGGCAGGTTCGCCGGGCCGCGCTGCGTCATCAGGTCGCGGGTGACCGCGTTGACGGTGCCGGCGCCGGTGCTGGTGAGCTTGACGAACTTGTAGGTGTCGGACAGCTGGGTGTTCTCGACCTCGCACACCATGGCGTTCTGCGTTGCAGCCGCAGCTGTGACCACGGTCGCCGCGGCGGCCTGGGTGCGCCGCGTCCACGCGTCGGAGGCGTTGCCGGTGTTGGTGAAGTACTCCGAGATCGCGGCGAGGTTCTGCGCGCCGGTCCCCGCAGAGTCCTTGGCTTCCTGGAGGGTGTACGTGTCGCCGGCGGCGCCGCCGAGGTAGCACAGGAACGCGATGCCCCCGGCTTCCCGCAGGTTGATCCATACGCCGTCGGAGGCAGGCGAGGTGTTGAACAGCCTGCCGAGTGCCTTCTGAGCCATCTCGGGTTCCTTCCGTCTGGGGGTCCTGTCGGGGCGACACTGCCGACCCGGGTGGAAGCCGGCGGCGGGGGTTGAATGCCGCCGCCGGCCGGTGGGTTACCGTGCGGCGAGCTCGACGAACGGGCTGAGGCTGTTGCCGCCGTTCTTCGGGGTGATCGCGGACTTGATCCAGGGGCGGCCGTCGACGCGCTGGATGATGCGGAACGCGGTCTGGTCGTTGCCGAACTTCCAGTCCGTGCTGGAGGAGGCGGACATGGACTGGCGGTCGCCGACCAGGTAGTAGTTCATGTCGATGAACGCGATGTCGCCGCGCGAGCCGAGGACGTTGGCCTTCTCCGAGATGATGATCGGACGGCCGAACAGGGTGGCCGGGCCGGGGCCCGAGGCGTTGACGACGAACACCGAGTTGCCGCCGGTGCCCACCGACAGGGCCATGGTGTACAGCTGCGGGATCGTGTCGGGGGAGACGAGCCACACCGCGCTGCCCAGCGAGCTCGGCAGCATGCGGGCGTACATGTTGACCACGTTCTCGTACACGATCGTCGCGGCCGGCTGGCCCGCCTCGGCAGCCACCGCGACCGACGCGGTGTTGCCGGAGCCGAGGAACCCCAGCGGCTCGCCGACGCCGGTGCCGGTCATGAACTTGGCGTCCTCTTCGAACGCCAGGGTCAGCGGCCACAGCCGCTCGATCAGCGCACTGAAGGAGATCGGCGAGTCCTGGAGCAGCTCGTTCGGCACCACCGACAGGCCGGTGAGCTTCTTGGCGTCCAGCTCGATCCGCAGGAACTTGGGGTTGGCGTCGGTCAGGGCCGCCGACTCCTCGCCCCAGTACGCAACCATCCCGCCGAACACCGAGCTGGCGTTGGAGGTGACGTCGATCGCGGGGAACGGCACCCGGGCCGAGTCCATCGGGACCACGGTCGCGTTCGGCCGGACGACGGCCTTCTCCAGCGCGATCTCCAGCAGCTGCGAGCGCATCGTCTCGGGCACCAGGAACCCGCCGTCGGCCGGGCTCACCGACGAGGCGGCGTTGCGGAGCTCGGCGAGCCGGGCCTGGTTGTCGGGGGTGGTGTTGAGGTGCCAGATGGTGTTGAGGTAGTCGACGGCGCTGTTGAACTGGCCGTCGATCTTCGCGCCGGGGGCGTTGGCGTTGTGCGTGGCGCCCTGGCCGTAGGAGGTGAGCATGTTGGTCCGGCCGCCGCCCCGGCGGTTCTGCGGGTCGAGGGGGAGGCGCTTGATGCGGTCGGCGTTGTCGCCGTCGACGTCCTTCTCCTTGAGGTACGCGGCGAGCTGGCGCTGCGTTTCCTCGGCGATCTGCCGGTTCAGGTCGGTGCCGTCGCCCTGCTGCTTGTTCGCGTACTCGGTGATGAAGCTCGTGAGCGCCTGCGGCGAGTGCACGACCTCCTTCGCCCGGGTGGGGTCCGCGAGCATCTCCGCCAGTTCCTCGGCGTTGCGCGGCGTGGTCAGTGTGGTCACGATGCCTCCTTCAGAGGACTGTCGCCGCGCTGGGGCGACGCTTGGGGTTCGGTGAGGTGGGCGGTCAGGACGGCCCACGGATCGGCGGCGGCATCGGTGAGGTGGGCGGTGATCTGGGCCCACACGATGTCCTCGTCGACTGCGGCCTCGGGCTGCGGCTCGGGCTCAACGATGGGCTCGGGCGCGAGGGCTTCGACCACGGCCTCAGCGGTCGCAACCGCCTCGGTCGCAGCGGCCACCGGGTCGACACCGTGCTGCTCGACGGCTGCGCGGAGCAGCGCGACGGTCTTCTCGTCGAGCGCTGCGCCGATGTTGATGGTGAGTGTCGTCGCAGGCGCGGCAGGTTCGGCCGGCGTCGGCTCGGCCGGGGCGGGTCCGGTGTAGCCGTACGCGGTGAGGTCGAACGTCTTCCGCATCTCCGGTTCGGGCTCGTCCTCGCCGGGCTCGGTGACAGGCTCGCCGCGCTTCGGCATGGATGTGGCCTCGTCCGCGAGACCAGCCTTCACGGCGTCCTCGGGCAGGTACCAGGTTTCGGCGCGCATCTGCTCGCGCCACTGCTCGCGGGTGCCGCCAGCACGCGCGGCGTAGGCGTCGGCGATGTTGTCGGAGATGAGGTCGAGGAGTTCGGCCATCTCCTCCATGTCGGAAGCGTCCCCGAGGCAGACTCCGGAAGCCTCGTGGATCATGAGCATCGTGTTCGGGGCCATCTCCACCCGGTCGCCAGCCATCGCGATGACGGAGGCGATCGATGCGGCGATCCCGTCAACCTGGATCGTGACGTTCGCCGGGTGGCTCCTGAGCGCGTTGGCGATGGCGATGCCCTCGAAGACACTGCCGCCAGGGGAGTTGACCCGGACCCGCAGGTTCGGGGAGGTCACCCCGCGCAGGTCGGCGATGAACTGGTCGGCCGTCGCCCCGTACCAGCCGCCGATCTCGTCGTACAGCATCACCTCGGCCTCGTCCGCCGTCTGGTTGGTGATGCGGTACCAGGACTGCGCCTCGATGCCGTGCTGTGCGCGCAGCTTGTCGGCCTGCTCCCGCTGGCGTGCGGTGAATGCGCTGGCCTTGGCGGGAAGCGTGAGGCCCTGAATCCGGCTCATTCGTCGTCTCCCGTCTTGCGTCGCTTGATGACCTTGCAGCGGCAGTCGTTGCCGTACTCCGCGCCGACGCAGTGCACGTAGCCGGAACCGCCCGGGTAGTCCTCGTAGGCCGCGCGGCGGTTGCGGTACGTCCGGCCGTCGTTATCCCGGCACGGGGTGCAGACGCTGTCGTCCTCGTGAGCAACCACGACCCACCGCATAGCGGCCTCGATGTCCTCACCGGTCAGCCCGGCCACCGCCTCGGACCAGTCGTCCGGCGCGGCCGGCAGCGCCAGGCGCTCCACCGTGTGGACAGCCGCCGGCCCGAGCTGGGCCACCAGGCCTCGGGCCGACGGCAGCGCAGGGGCACCCGCATAGGCGATCTCCGGCAGGCCGACCGCCGACAGCGTGCCCGCCGAGTCCATGCCCACAGCGATGAGCGCGGCAGCCGCGTTGGCGCGGGCCGTGAGCAGCAGCGCCTCGGTCTCCGCGTCCGGGGGCACCGGGTCGCAGTAGTCGAACTCCAGGCCCTTGCCAAGCGCCCCGTACATGGGCAGCAGCTCGTAGTTGAGGGCGGCCTTGATGCGTTCCAGGCGGGGCACGGTCATCTGCTCGGCGAACCATGCCTTGGCCGCGAGGGCGGTGGCGCGGTTGATGTCCTCGAAGTCGCCGATCGCGGTCTTGCTGATGCCGTATGCCTCGCGGATCGCGTCGCGGGTAGCGCCGCGCAGCTCGACGAACTGCATGTCCCGCTGGGAGATGGTGCGGTCTTTCCAGGTGCCGTGTTCGAGGATGGCGACGCGGTGGGCGTTGCCGACGCCGCGGTGCTGTTCGTTCCAGCGCTCGCGCAACTGGTTGAACTCGTTGTCCTGAAGGGTGGTGGGGATCTCGATGATGCCGCCGGGCTGCGCCGAGTTGCGGAAGAACGCGGTGGCCCACTCGGCTGCGTATCGGGAGGTGTCCAGGTCCGGGAGGATCGACAGCACGGGCGACAGGCCCCGGTACGGATCCAGCGGGTTGGGCCGGCGGATCTGGATGACCTGGCCGAGCTCCAGGGCGATCTGCTCGCCGTCCGGGCTGGTGTACATGTAGCCGAGGAGGAACTTGTCGCGGTCCGGGACGGGCATCATACGGTCGGGGCGGACGGGCCACATCTCCAGCGGCAGGGAGCCAGCGGTGGAGATGACCCACCAGGCTTCGCCGGTGAGGTCGTAGTGCTGGCCCTGTGCCTCGACGAACTCCTGGCGGGGCATGAAGGGGTTGGGGCGGTTCCACAGGTCGAGTGCGGCGTGCGAGGTGACTTCGACGCGGTCCTCTTCGCGGCCGGACTTGGCGGTACGCCACAGCTTCCAGTCGACGAGGGCGGTGGCGTTGCTGGTGCGGTCGACGATCGCAAAGAGCGTGGGGACCGCCGACATGGCGCGCATCTGGCCCTCGGCGTCGGCGCGGCGCCCGAAGGTGTAGCGGCTGGCGGAGCGCCCAACCATGGGGACGGGCGGTGCGGCGGGGCGTTGGGTGAGGCTGGTGGCGGCGTTGGCGAGGGAGCCGAGGAGGGACTTGCCCACGGGCCCCTCCCCTCTGCGCTTAGCCGTCCTTGGCGGTGTGCCAGTCGAGGACGACGGTGAGGACTCCGGCGATGGTCAGCCCGAGCCACAGGCCGAACTTTAGCCCAAGCCCGGTTGAGATAAGTGTAAATCCTCCTGTCAAGATGAGTTCTGACCGCAAATTCTTCAGACGGATGGCGAACTTCTTCCACATAACCGCAAATCCTCCAGATTCAGGGGTTAGAGCCAGCGCACGTTCGGCCGGCCGCCGAGGTCCCGCTGCGCCACCATGTACCGCATCGCATCCATCGAGTGGTCGTTCTCCTTCACCGGCTCTTCCTTCAAGCCGCCCGCGCCCGGCTTCACCGCCCACACGTAGCCGGTGACTTCCTCCGTCGCGCACGTCGGCAACGACGCCTCCTCCAGCGCCGGATCCCGCGCCACCAGAGCGCCCCGCACGACGAATAGCCGTGGCCGTCCGTCCTCCTGGACCTTCAAGCGCGACTGCACATGCTGGATACCGTCGCTGACCGTCTTCTTCGCCGCGACCGTCGACAGCCCGAGATGCCGCTCCAGCGTCGCCCGGTCCTCCGCGTCGTGGTCGCAGATCACCGCCCGAGGCGGCGGCCCCTTCCACTGGCCCGACGGGTACTTCGCCACGGCGAGAATGTCCTTCGCGTGGTCCTCGACCAGGCGCCGGGTGCGGTAGATCTCGTTGACCAGGTACAGGCGGCCGTCGCCGTCCTCACGCCAGTCCTGCCAGACGAACGGGTTGGTGAACCCGAAGTCCACCGTCCACCAGCGCGTCCATATACCGGGTACCTGGAACGGGTCGATGAGGTGGATCCCGTCGTCCCAGCCCTCATAGATCAAGCCCTCGGCGGCGGCCCACTTGCCGTCCTTGAGCCGGAGCCGGCGCACGCCGGTGAGTCGTCCGAGCTTGTCGAAGTAGTCCACGCCTGCCGGGGTGGGGGTGCCATCGGCGTTCATGTACGCGGGGTTGTCCTGGTGGCGGGAGACCAGCATGCGGGCTGCGCCCTGGTCGCAGCGTTGTTTGATCCAGTGCGTGGGGTGGGCGGGGTTGCAGGCGGCGATCTGTTGCTGCCAGGAGAGGACGCCGTTGCGGAGGCGGGTGGCGATGGACTCCCAGTCCTTCACCGTGAGTTCGGTGGCCTCGTCGGCGAAGACGAGGTCGTACTCCGCGCTCATGATTTTTTCGGGCTTGTCCATGCCTCCGACGACGATGACGGAGCCGTTGCTGTACCGGTAGCAGGGTGCCTCTCGGGGGCTGCCGCCGAACCAGCGGACGATTCCACGAGCGATCACGTCGGCGGCCACCTTCTTCTCGTACGTCACGAGGGTGGTGGAGCCGAGACTGACGGCGGTCTTGCGGACGATGAGGCAGCGGATGCCAGGGTTGTGGAGCGCGGCGAGGTGCACGCGGAACAGACACGACAAGGACTTGCCCGTGCCGGCGGGACCGGCGATGACCAACTCGGAGTCGCGCGACTTGAAGACCTCCAACGCGGCGCCGCGCGGCTCGTACCGGACGATGGCGTCCTGGTCGGCCGCTGTGGTCACGCCAGGTCCGCCGGGTCTACGCCGACGACTTCGTAGCGGACCGCCCCGGAGACGCTGACCTTCTGCTCGGAGTCGAGCCCGAGGAGCTTGGCCCGGCGTTCGGCGTTGCGCCGGCGGGCGTCTTCGATACGGATGAGGCGATCAGCAGCCTGAAGGACGGGGTTGTCGTCTTCGAGGGGGACGTTGGTGCCGGGGTTGAGGACGACCTGGCCGTTGGAGACGGTGATGTGGTCGCGGTCGACGACGGCGTAGACGAGCTCTTCGAGTTCAGCGAGGCGTACAAGTTCGGCGTCGAGGCGCGCGACCTCGGTGGCGACGAGTTCGGTGGCGGGTTCGCGTTCGGCGGCGTTGAAGACCTTCCGTACGCCTTCTTTGGCGGCGTTGATGCTGGGGTAGCCGAGGCGTTGGGCGATCATGCCGTAGGTGTAGCCGTGGGTGTGGAGGTAGGCGGCTTCGGTGTCGCGTTCGGCTGTTCCGAGGGTGCGGACGTAGCGGCCTCGGCTGTTGCGGGCGTCTTGGTTGGGGTTGGCCACTGCCGTCACCTCCCGTTGTTACCTGTAGTCGTGCTTTGATGGTAACGGTGAGGCGTGGTGTGGGTAGGGGCCCTGACTGGTGGCGGTACCGGTCAGGGCCCCTCGGCGTGTGTGGCGGTCGGTCAGGTGGCGCGGCGGTTGAGGTGGTCGGCGAGCTGGCGGGCGCCGAGCCGGGTGAGGCCGGGCCACATGGCGCCGGTGCGGGTGTCGAGGACGTACCAGCCTCGGTCGTGGCGGATCTGGTAGCGGGCGGTGGCGGCCATGGCGGGCTCCTATGCGGCTTCGTCGTAGCGGGTGGGCTCGGGCTCGCGGTCAGTCGGGGTCGTCCTCGTCGCCCTGGTCGCGGTCGAACCATGCGCGGTCCCAGGCGGCCTCCTCCTCGACGGTGGGCTCCCACGGGGCCAGGGCGGCGGTGCTCGTCTGCTGCGCCGTGACGTTGGTTCAGGCAGCCTCCGCGTACGAGCCGGCCAGGAGGTGCCGGGTGCCCTTGTAGGACCGGAGGCCCTCGTACAGGGCGAGGTCGATGGGGCCGTAGACGCACACGTGGATGTAGCGACCGGTAGTGCGGTGGCGGGCCCAGACCATGAGGGGCTGCTGGCCGGTGGCGGCGATATATGCCTTCTTGGCGTGTCGGCCGAACCACGCCTGCTTGCCGTCGGGGAGGTCGCCTCCGCCGATGCGGTCCAGGAAGTCTCCGGTGCGGATCAGGTGGCCGGCCGCGACTGCGGGGGCGACTCGCTCCGAGAGGATCCAGTAGGCAACGGCCTTGGTGACGCTGCGGGCGGTGCGGGTGAGGCGAGCGGTGGTCTTGCGGTAGCGAGCGATCATCGGGTCCCCCTCGGTGCGGTGCTTACGTAACTCATGATGGCCAACTCTGTTGGCATTGTCAACCGTGTTGGCATTGGCCACTGCATACGCCATGTGGAATCATGTAGCCATGAAGCAGACACCCGACCTCGAAGCCGTCGTCCGGCGCTACAACGAGGCGAGCGAAGCCCTCGAAGCCGCCCGCGCCGACCTCCAGACCGCAGCCGTCGCAGCCCTCCAGGGCGGCGCTAAGCAGGCTGACATCGCACGCGCCACCGGATGGAGCCGCGAACACCTGCGGCGACTCAGGGAGAAGGCCGAGGCCGAGGCACAGAAGACGGAGATGGAGGCGCTCCGCAAGAAGGTGGAGGAGCTGAGCGCGCCCGCCAGCGCTCCGCCGAAGGAGACGCGCCCCGCTGTCGCTGCGCCCCGGCAGCAGGTCACGCAGGCAGTGCCCGAGCCGCCGGAGGACGACCGGCCCGTGCTCACCGACAACGAGGCTCGTGACCTCGTCGCCACGGCCCGCAGGCGCGGCAACGACGATCAGCGGCAGCGACTTCACCGCACGTCGATCGCGGCCGAAGCGAAGGGCACTGACCCGGACCTTGATGTGATCGAGGCCGCGTTCGAGATGGGCCTGTTGACGGACGCGGACATCGTCGCGGTCCGGGAGCAGCTCGCCGCCGAACAGCCTCGCCCGGCCGTCGACGCCACCGAGGAGAGCTGACCCATGCTGGCGCGCCCGCCGCTGATTACTGCCCACTGGTTCCGCGAAGGCCCGGTACAACCCGAGGGCTACTGGATCTGCGGCTACAACGACTGCGGGCAGCACCGCGCCGACCACGCCCAGGCCGAAGGCCAGTGGATCGCCCCGCTACACCCGTTCGTGGCGCAGCGGATCAATCCGTCTCGCTGTCGGCCGTGCGGTAAGCACCGGAGGAACACGGTGCACACGCCGTGGATGATGCCCGAGCAGCCCGGCCCGAGGAACACACCGTGACCGACACCGCGCCGTACTGCACCGGCGACCGCTGCGACGAATGCACCCCCGACGACGAGTGCTGCGAAGCCACCTGCGGCTGCTGCCCCCGCGTCGACGAGCATGGCCACTGCTTCCTCTACCCCGGTAGCGAGGAGGACTCGAAGTACTGCGACCAGCACGGCGAAGGCTGGCTGATTGAGCGCTCGCCGCAGGCGCAGGCCAAGTACGAGATGCTCCGCCGCGCCTGACCGCGCCCGGACATAGCAGAGGCCCCGCCGACGGGGGAAGCGGCGGGACCCAGCTGTGTCCAGTGTCGCAGGCGGTCAGGTGTACGCGGGCAGGATCCGCTCCACCCGGGCAGCCAGCCTCGCCGCACCCGCCCGGTCCGGGCTACCCGTCGCCGCGTGAGCCCGGAGCAGGTTCATCAACCGCTCCGGGTCGGCCACGGTCACCGCGCCCACGGTCACCTTCCCGCCGGCCACCGGGGCGGAGTGCATCACGATCATCGGATAGGCCGGGACGCGGAGCAGGGCGCTCGCACGGTCCGCCTGCCACTTCACGCCGGTGATGGCCTTGTGTCGGTCGGCGCAGCCGTGGACGAGCCGGCCGTCCGAGGCGACGTTGAGCGTGCCCCGGTGCCGGGACCAGAGCTTCGTGTCCAGGGCGATAACGGACAGGCCGTCCGGCGGAACGAGTACGTGATCGACCTGACCGCCGGGGATGGCCCGGTCGTGCAGCACGTGCCAGCCCTCCCGCACGAGCGGGGCGAGGAGTTCGGCGGTCCGCCGTTCACCCTCGGCGCCGGCGTCGTAGTTGGCGGCGGCCTGCGGTTCGTCGAGGAGGCCGAGGGCGACGAGGAGGCGGCGCCACCACGGTTGGGCGCGGCGCAGCTGGCGGGCGCGGACGGTAGCGGATCGGCCGGCGGTCACTTGGTGCCGTCCTTGGCCGTGGCCGGCGGCTGCGGCGGGCGCTTCGCCCGGTCGGACAGCTCCTGCTGCTTGCGGCGCTGCTCCTCGGTCCAGCCACCCGGGGTGGATGTGGGCATGATGATGTCTCCGTCCTGCGCGTTGGGATGGGGCCCGGGGCGGTCGTCGGCCGGCAAGCAAGGCGACCGCCCCGGGAGTTACGTTTCGTGTTCGTACCGGGTAGTGGGTACTGGGCGCCGGGCCCGGAAAGGGCCCTGTGGGGCGGTCTACTGGGTACTGGGGTGGTCCCCACTACCCAGTGACTGGTAGCTGACGGTGACGGTCACGTGTGGTCGGGGTGGACGTACGCGGAGTGCGGGCCGTTGTCGCGGTAGATCAGGGCGCCGCGGTCTACGGCCGGGCGGAGGCCGGAGCGGACTGCCTTGCGGTCGCGGCCGACGGCCTCGGCGACAGCGCCGGGTTTCATCCCGGCGGGGCCTGCGGCGTGGATGGAGCGGATGGCGTCGGGGAGCCAGTCGGGCCCGCTGCGGCTGGGTGTGGGTTCGTCGGTGGTGCCGTAGTGCTGGTCGATCTCGTCGAGGAGTTCCTCGGCGAGCGCGTCGGCGTCGGGGCCGGGCTTCTTCTTGGCGAACAGGCGCTCCCATCCGGGCACCCACTGTCCGGCCGAGTAGGAGGCTTCGATTTCACGGATGTGAGCCTCGGTGATCCAGGGCGCGGGCTGGCCGGCGTCGAACCATCCGGGCCCGTCCGGCAGCTGGCGCAGCATTGCGTTCGCCTGAGCCTGCGGCAGGTAGGGGACCTGCACGACGGTCGGTGTCGCACCGAGTGCCCCGTACACGCCGCGGCCCTTGACCGTGCCGTCCCAGGTCGGTTTCTTGATGCGGCCGTAGGTGGTGACCCACTTCTCCGCCGAGCAGTCGCCGATGACGAGGCGCCCGGAGAACAGGTCGCGGGCGTCGCTGCCGCCGAACAGGTCGAGGGCCATCTGGTGGGCGCCGACGGCGAGCCGGTGGTCGAGGGCGCGGCCTTGCATGAGGCAGACGTGCATCCAGAACGGGATGACGTTGGGGGTCTTCTGCTGGCCGGGGCCCTTCCACCAGGCTTTCACCGCTCCGGCGAACGAGCCGTATTCGTCGATGAGGAGGAGGCGCGGGGGGATGTGGCTGGTGTCCTGTCCGGCCTGCTGCATGAGGGCGACGGCGGTGGCGGAGGCGAGGAACTCGGCCAGGGCGGCCACGGCTTCACGGAGGGTCGTGGCGATGCGGACGCCGGACACGGTCCCGGAGGGGCGGGTGGGGTCGCCTGCGATGCCGTCGGGGTGCTCGGCGTCCCGTTCGGTGTACGACATGCGCTTGAGGTCGATGACCGTGGCCAGGGCGCCGTGCTGCCGGGCGTGGACCAGCGGCAGCGTCAGCGCGGTGGTTTTGCCGGAGCCGGAGCCGCCGACGTAGGCGGCGTGGGGGTTGTCGGTGAGGGTGCGGAGGTAGTGGTCGACGCCGTTGGCTTCGGTTCCGATGTGCATGACGTACGGGTCGTTGGAGGGTTTCCAGGTGACGGCGGCCGGGGGCTGCGCCTCGGGCGCGGCGGTGGCCGGCGCGGGCTCGGCGGGCGGGGTGGCCGGCGTTGTCGGGTCCGGTGCTGCCGTGTCTGCCGGCTCCGGGGTGGTGGTCGCGGGCGCCGGGTGGAGGGCGGCCGGGTCGATGCCGGGGCGTAGCGCGGGCGGGGCGGGGTGGAGGGTGGTGGGCCAGCGGCCCTGCACCCACGCGGTCACCGCGGTGAGGCCGGTCGCGGCGAGGCCGAGGTCGAGGAGGGCGCCGGTCTGCCAGGAGGCGACTGCCGCGCAGGACACGACGAGGGCGGTACGGACACGGCGGGTGCGGACGCGCCGCTTACGGGCGGCATCCACGGAGCCGGGGCCGGGCGGGACGGTGATGAACGCGGAGGCGGCGATCTGCTGCGCCTCGGCCTTGAGCTTCCATGCCTCGTGGTGGCCGTCGTCGCCCTTGGCCTGCTCGACGGCCTTGGCCTGCTCGTTGAGCGTGTCGGCGTGCGCGGTCTGCCTGGCCTTCCACGTGTCGTACTGGTGGTTGAGGTGGGCGGCGGCGCAGTAGGCGGTGTCGAGGTCGCGCCCGGTCCACCAGGCGGCGGCCTGTCGGGCGGTGTGGGTGGCGCCGTGGCGGGTGACGGCGAGTTCCCGCAGGCCGGTCGCGCGGGCCAGAGCGAGGGCGATCTGTCGGCGGCTGGTCTCGCGGCGCGGCGTGTCATCGGCCGGGCGCGGCCCGGGGCTGTCCTCATCGAGGAGCTCGCCGTCGAGGACGGGGCCTTCGTACGGGACGGGTTCGGTACTGGTCACGGTGGGCCTCCCTAGAACCAGCGGCCGATGGCGGCGGTGCCGAGGTTGTTCACCAGCGGGACGAGGGCGACGGCGCCGAGGAACGGACCGAGGGTGATCCCTGCGGCCCCGGCCCAGCCCATCTCGCGCTTCAGCCGGTCCTTGGCGCTCTTGACGGCCACGGCCAGGACGGCGACGGCGCCGAGCATGATGACCGCCCCGAACGGGTTGAGGACACCGAAGTCGGCCGAGCGGGTCACGGCGACGTGCTGCGCACCGGTGCCGTGGATGAGGAGGTAGTCGCCGGCGCCGCCGAGGAGGTTCCGGGCCCAGGTCACGACGGTGCCGACGAGGCCGCCCGCGCAGGCCCCGGCGAGGGCGAATGCGGATGCGCTGCCGAGGAACGGGAGGAGGTCTTTCCAGTTCTTGCTCTTGCCGCCTTTGATCCACCAGTGGGCGATGCGGACCACGGTGATGAGGAATCCGACGGCGAACATGCCGAGGGTCACGACTTTCACAGCTGGGCTCCGGTGAGGGTGTGGACGATGGCGGTGAGGGCGGGGATGAACATGAGGGCGCCACAGGCGGCGGAGAAGACGGCGACGCGGACGGTCCACGCCCAGGCGGCGGTGACGGCCTGCGGGGCGCGGGCGTGGTGCGCGGCGCCGTGGGCCTTGACCGCCAGCCACGCCCCGCCGACACCCGCGGCGGCGTACTGCCCCGGGTCCTGCCAGGCGGCGGCGTAGGTGATGGCGCACCACACGGCGGGCGGGGCGGGGCCGAGGGGGATGAGGAGTGCGGCGGCGAGGGCGGTGCCGTTGTAGGCGGGGCGCAGCCACCGGAAGTCGAAGCCGCGTTCCCGGGCGGGCGGCTGGGGCGCAGTCGGGGGTGCGGGGATCAGCGGCGGGTAGTTCGGGGGCTGCGGTACCAGGTGCTGGGTCATGAGTGATGCCTTCCTGCGGGGTGGACGCCGAACTGGAGGAGGAGGGCCTGGACGCGAAGCTCGTCCGGGCCGGGAGGCGCGGCGGCCAGCGGTGGGGCCGTATCGGCCGGCCATGTGCCGTGGGGCGGGAGCAGGGTGCGGGTCTCGGTGGCGGGTGAGGCGTGGCGGCGTCGGCGCCAGGGCCAGCGGCGGCGGCGCCGGGTCACAGGTAGCCGCCGGTGTCGTATCCGTGGTCCGGGCCGTCGGTGCGCTTCTTCGCCTGCTCGCGATGGAGGACGGTGTAGACGTACTTGGTGCTGACCTCGATGCCCTGCTCGGTCAGAAGGCGGGCGATTTCCGCCGGCGCTGCGTCCGGCGGGAGGGTCAGCGACGCGGCAAGGATGGCGTTCTTCTTGTTGACGCCCTGAGGAGTCTTCATTTCGTTCTTCATGCCAGTGAGCTGCGTCTTCATCGAGTCGTCAGCCGGGATCACGTCGGCTTCATCCGGCGTCACGCGCTGCGCCGGGCGCCCGGTGGCGTTGCGGGTGACCGTGTATGCGGGGGCCTGCGAGGCGGCCCGTGAAGCCGCCTGGAGAGCGGCGTACGCGGCGAGCTCTTCCCGGGTGCGGGCTTCACGGCGCTGGAGGTGCGCGAGGACCTCGCGGGCGCCGACTTCCTGCGCGCGCTGGTCCACCCACGCCTGGGTCTTCTTGTCGAGGCGCAGATCGTGGTGGTGGATGACGATGGTCCACAGGCCCTTGGCGAGCAGTGAGATGAAGGCGCCGATGATGCCGGTGGCGAGCGAGTCGGTGAGCTTGCCGTGGTAGGTGACGGCGGTCATGGCGATGAGGAGCGCGATGTGGCCGCCCCAGCGGGGCAGTGCGGCCTTTTGGCGGTTGTGGCGGGCCATCCACTCGACGGCCATGCAGGTGATCCACGTGAGGTCGAAGACCGCGGCGGCGCAGTAGGCGGCGAACGCCGGCGCGGTCCGGTTGAGGAGGTCGCCGATGCTGGTCGTGGTCCAGGCGACGGACGCGATGATGGCGATGACCGTGAAGGTGTTGACGACGTGCGAGGTGACCAGGTCCCAGTCCCGAGGGGGTACGGGGATGGTGATGTCGTATTCGTCGGGGACGGGGTAGGTGGTGCCTTCGATGGTGTGGGGGATGGGGCGGCTGCGGGTTTCGCGGCGGGTCTTCACCGGGGTCTCCTGGGGCGGGCTGGTGGGTGTGGGGGCTGGTGGATTTCCGCGCCGCAGGCGGTTGGGGTCCTGCGGCGTGGGCTACCGGTCAGCTCTCGGGTTGGGTGGCCGCACCCCGCGGGTGGTGGGGTGCGGCCGTGCCGGGCGTCGCGCCGTGGGGGAACGCCACGAGACCCGGCTGTCTGGGGGTCAGTGGCAGTCGGGGCAGTCGGGGCCGGTGCACTGGTCGGCGTGGCGGCAGGCGTCGTTGCAGTAGGGGTGGCCGCCGGGTGCGCCGCAGAGAATGCACTCCATCAGGACGCCTTCCCGGTGCCTCGGCAGGTGCTGCAGGTCTGCCAGTTCTGACGCGTGACGCCGTCGCTGGAGGTGTCGACGGTTTTGCCGCCGGTGCCGGCGCAGGTGGTGCAGGTCTGGGGCTGGGCGTAGGTCACAGGGCACCGCCGGCGCGGAGGGTGGCGTGGGCGGAGGCGGCGCGGAGGCGGAGGCGCCAGGCCCGCGTGTAGCCGAGCGGGCGACGGCGGTGGAGGAGCTGCTGGGCGGTGGAGAGGGTGGCCTTCGCGGCGTGGATGGTGCCGGCGGGGATGCGGCGGACGGGGTGGCCGCAGTGGCGGAGGATCGCCTCGGCGGCGGCCGGGTCGCCGCACCGGACGTGGGGGGTGGTGTAGGTGCAGGCGGTGCAGGTGTAGTGCATGCCGGTGGTGTCGGCGTGGAGGTGGGGGGCGTGCGTCGGCACGGGGCTGTGCTGGCGGATGGGCTGATCGGTACGATCGGTCACGGTCATCTCCTGGTGAAGCAGGTGGATGGCTGGCCCCGGACGGTGTGTGAGAAGCCCGTCCGGGGCGTTCCTATTGGTGGAGAGATGCGGGTGTGCCGCTTCCCTCTGAGTCAAGTAGAGCATACGCTCTACAGCATGGGAAGCGTGCGCGCCCACGAAGGGAGCGGCGTTGGATGACGAGGAGGTGCAGCCGGAAGTGGAAGCGGTACGCGAAGCGCTCCGAGCGCTGGAGCAGATCCCCGACCGACTGGACCGGGCCAAGGCCCTTGCCGTCCTGCTAGGTGAGTGGCCGGATCATCACGCTTTCCTGCGGGAGGAGCGGCAGCGAATCGTGCAAGAGATGCGCGCCGAGAAGATGACGTATCGGCAGATCGGCGATGCATTGGGGATGCACTTCACTCGGGTCCGTCAGATCGAGGCTGGGCAGCGTGGAGCGAAGAACCGCCCGGCGAAGAAGCCGCCGACCGACGAGGAGTAGCCGGGCACGACGACGGCCCGCCCCGGGCTTAGGGGCGGGCCGTCCTGTTCTTCTTCGCCAACCAGCGTACGCCCCGCCTTGTCGGTCACGGACGGGTTACACCCGATGCGCCCGACCCGTCCGGTACACCACACTCCGGGGCATGTCTGACACCCGCACACCCCGCCTGTCCCGCCGCGCCAAGTACATGATCGCCATCGTCGCGCTCATCATCTGGACCGCCCTGGCCAACACTTGGACGTCCCGGGGCTGTGACCTGGTCCCGTCGTACGGGTACGTGGTTGGGCACTGGACGCCGGCCGCGAACCAGGGCTGTGAGTCGGAGCCGGGCGGGGCGCAGTACACGGACCACTACGACGGCTGAGCGGCGGGCGGACAGTGCGGGATGGCTCCCTGCGCGCTTTCGTTCCACACGGTGCGGCCGAGCGGGCCGCGCGCGCTGACGTGGTAGTCGCCATACTCGCCGTGCCCGCGCCGGTGCCAAGCGCGGAGCACGCAGGCGAGGGTGCCGTCCGTGTGCTCATTGTCGAGGGTCGCGGTGCAGGGCGAGATGTCGGCGTGGGCGGTAGCGATGTGGTCGTCGGTCTGATCGGGCGACTGGGGCTGGTCGCAGTGGGGGCACACCTCGGAAGGGAAGTTGTCAGGCACGGGGCTGCTCCTCAATCCATGCAGCGTGAACGAGCGCCAGCCGCCCGCTGGGAAGCCGGTCCCACCAGTACGGCCGACCGAACAGCCAGACGACGCGGAGCGCGTCGGGATCACGGATCACGGCCGCTCCCCGTCGAGCGCACGGATCGTCGGGCACGGGAACGGGACGCTGGACTCGTGAGTGCACTCGGCGCAGGACCCGCACCCGTACTCGTCCCGGTGCAGAGCACGGACGCGCTTGATCCGCGCGCTCGCGGCGGCGTGCATCTCGGCGAGCTGGACCTCGTCGAAGGCGACGAGCAGGGCCTGCGCGGCGGTGGTGATGTCTGCCATCGGTCAGGCCCCCTTCGCGGTGGTGGCGCCGTCGCCCCAGTCGTCGATGTCCTCCGCCGGGTCCTGGCCGGTCGGCCGGTCGAGGGCGGCGAGCAGCTCGGTGGGGTCGATGAGACCGAGGCGCCCACCGAGGTCGCGGATGGCGGCGAGGGTGGCCTCGGCGGTCTCGGCGCGCTGCTGCCACCCGTGCCGTTCGGCAGCCATCTCCTGCCGCTGGGCGAGGAAACGGCGGGCAGTCTCGTCCAACTGGTCGCGGTGGGCTTCGATCTCGGCAGCCTTGGCCTTCCAGGTGGCGCGTCCGGCGGTGAGCTGCTCCATGTGGCGGTCCCGGACGGCCATCACCGCGTCGGCATCAGCTTCCGCGTCGGCACGCCATCGGTACTCGCAGTCGGCCCACTGGCGGCCGGGGTTCTGGCGTTCCCAGATCGCCGCCGCGTACTGCTCGCGCAGCCCGTCGTCGCTGGCGGTTGTACCGGGTTCTGTTGGCTCCGACGCGCGTTCGACTGCGGCCCGGTCGGCGGCGAGCTGCCTGCCGCACCTCGCGCCCTTCAGCCACGTCCGCACGTCAGCGGTCGTGATGGGCAGCTGCTTGCGGTCGGTGAGGTCGCACCACTCGGCGACGTAGTCGAGGGCGTCCTGTGCGAGGTACAGCTCGCGGGCGAGGCGGTCGACTTCGGCGCGGGCCTCGTCGGCGGTGAGCAGCATGTCGTCGCAGGCCGGGGACGGTTCCCGGCGCCGGGAACCGTCCGTCCCGATCGCGTCGAGCACCGCTTCCGCGTCGGCCGCCCGGACGTTGAGCGGCAGCCACTGGCCGTTGCGGCGGAGGACGGGGCCGATGGCGTTGAACGCCAGCGCGCGCCAGCCAGCGCCGGTGGCCGCCGACGTTTCGGGGCGCTCCGAAGCGTGGGGCGGCGCGGGGTGTCCGGGGCAGAGCCCATCCCTGTCGGGGCGTTCGGGCCACAGGTGGTAGCCGTGCCGGTCGGTACGCGGGCACGTACTCACGGGCAGCGGGTCTGCCCCGTCGTGCAGCTGGTGCTCGGTGGCCGGGTGCCCGCACGTCTCGCCGAAGCGGCTGGTGTTGCACGCCTCGCGGGGTCCGGTGTGGGTGTGGTCGGTGACGCGGGTGAGGGGTCCGGGTGCGCCGTCGGCGGGCGGCACCTCCGCCAGACCGAGGGCGTACAGCACCCCCGAAGCGGCGTGGTCGATGAGCGGGCCGGCGTTGATGGTGACGGCGTCGGCGATGGCGGCGCGGATCCGGTCGGCGGTGGGCTGGTCGGTCACGGGGTCGGCTCCTCGGCGTCGATGATGGGCGGCTCGTTGTCGACGAGGATCCACAGCGGCCCGTAGCTGCCCGGTTCGTGGCGCGCAGGCTTCTCGTCGAGGGCGTAGAACGCGCCGGTCTGGCCGTGCCAGCCGATCTGCCGCCACGTCTGCTGGGCGTCGAGGGTGTGGGTGCGCATCTCGGCGCCGGTGAGTTCGGACGCGCGGCGGTACGGACGGGTGTCGGTCGGCGGCGCGGTCGGTCGGAATCCGGCACCGTCGCCGCGTCGGATGTGTCGGTCTCGGGGCTGCTGGGTCACGTTGGTGTCTTTCGGTTGGGCCCGGCCGGGGCGACCGGCCGGGCAACAGGCAGGGGCGGTCAGACGTGGCGGAACGTGATCTCAGCCAGCTCGGCACGGGCCTCAGCGATCGACGTGCGGCCGTTCGCGAGGTCGCCGATCAGCACGGCCGCCTGGTACTCGCCCTCGTCGGTGGCGTCCGTGAGGCGGCTGGCGATCTCGGAGATCAGCTCGAACACCGCGCTGTCGGCGTCGGCCTGCTGCTCCTCGGTGAGGTGCACGCCGTTGTTGGCGAACGCCTGGACGATGGCGGGGTCATTGACGAACCGCTCCAGGGATTCGTCTTCGGTGTCCCAGTCGCCGTCCTGGAGGCCGTTGATGAGGTCGCCGAGGACGCGGGTCTTGGTCTCGTTGTCGGCTCCGGCGTCGATGAGGGCGCGGGCTACGGGGTCGAAGATGCTGTTGGCGCTGCTCCAGCCCATGGCGGGGTCCTTTCGGGTGGTGGGTGGTGGGTGGTGGTCAGGTCTGGTCGCGGCAGGTGCAGGTACCGGGTCCGAACACGGGGTCGTCCCGGTGGGCGCACAGCGCGGGCGGGGTCCAGTGGCCGGCGGCGGCGCTGTGGTGCCACATCGGGTTGTCGGGCCACGGGCGGGGCGGGATCACGGGCGCGGTGGGGGCGGTCACTGCTGCTCGCCTCCGACGCGCCGGTCGAGGTCGTAGACCCAAGCCGCGATCACGGCGGCGGCCTGGATCAGCTCGGCGCGGAGCTTGGCCGGGTCGGACTCGGCGAAGGCTTCGGCGACTTCCTCGCGCAGGATGTGCAGCCAGTCGAGGTACCCGCCTTCGGCCGCCGACTGGCAGGCCATGCGTGCCACGTCGGCGTCGATGGTCTCGGGGTACTGGCCGGTGCCGTTGGGGTGGTGCTGGTCGCCCCATTTGGCGAGTTGGGCCTGGCGTTCGTCGTCGATGTCCTCGGCGAAGGCGGCGAGGCCGGGGGTGGTGAAGAGGGTGGGGTACATGTCGTGTCCGTTCTGGGTGGGTTCGGGCAGTAGTTGGTGCACCTGGTTCGGGTCGCGTGGGCCTCGCTGGCCCCGTCCGGGGTCAGCAGCGGCTCCCCGGCGGCCTCTACGGGCTTCGGTGGACCCTTGGGAGCTTCGTGGGTCTGCGCGGGGCGTAGACGGGCGCTCAGCCGCTCCGGCACGTGGATCTCACCCGGCCGCAGCAAACCCACCCGCAGAGCCACCGCCACCGCATGCGCCCTATCGCCGACACCCAGCGCCCGGTAGACGAGTCGCAGAGAGCTGTTCACCGTGTCCGGCGCGATCCGCAACCGGGCTGCGATCTGGGCGGCGGTGTTGCCGTTGGCCACAAGGCGCAAGATCTCCAGCTGCCGAGGCGTCAGCAGCGCCTGACCGCTCACCGCTGCGCCTCCCGCGTCCGGGCCGCCACGTCGTCGGTCGTCGCGAGCACACACCGCGACGGCACGGCGACCAGCCAGCCCGTCCCCGGCATGTCGCAGGCGACGGCCGCCGGATGCCGGTCGACGTACACCAGGCCGCGCCGCACGGTGGCCATGTGCTCGTCGCAGAGCAGGGAGAAGTCGGCTTTGGGCGTCAGCCACCAAGCGACGTGCCAGGTGGCGGCCCTCCCGCAGGGTGCGGCGTCGTGGGTGGGCCGGGACCCGCATCGGGGGTCGCCGCGCCGTGGGGTCGGCGTGAGGTCGGGGAAGGCACTCACCGCTGCTCACCTCGTCGCTGCGCCCAGTCGGGATCGAACGCGGGCGCGGGACCACGGGGTGGCGGCGGGTCGTTGCGGTGCCGCCAGGCGCGGACCGTGGCCCGGGGGCGGAGCAGCAGCATGCGGGCGATCTCCGCCGCGTACACGGGCTGCGCGAGCCACCAGCGCCAGTCGCGGCGGGTGACGCGCGGTGTCCGGTACATGAGCCGGTGGGCCCAGTCCGAGGCGCGGTGAGCGGGACGCCAGCGGCCGATGAGGTATCCAGCGAGGATGCCGCCGAGTGCGACCACGATCGCGGTCACCGCTGCGCCCCGCTGCCCAGCGCGGCCCGCTCGGCCTGGTGCTTGGCGCTGTCGACCGGGCACACGACGCGGTCGTCCGCCGTCATCAGCCAGCCATCGCGGAGCAGCTCCGCACGGGCCTGCCCCAGGTTGGCGAAGTGCACGTCGCCCCCGCCGTACTGGTCCCTGAACGGGTAGCGGCAGACGTCGCAGGCGACCGTGACGCAGTCGTGGCGGCGGACGCTCATCGCCGCGCCCCCTCGACGACGGGCCACGCCTGGCGGCAGCCGTTGCTGCGGCAGCGAATGTGCTCGGGCACGTCCTCCGGGATCCACGTCAGTCCGTCGTCCAGGACGCTGCGCCCGCAGCGCGACACCGTGCCCTCGCGGATCTTGCGGCCAGCCATGTGGACGGCCTTGTGGGAATGGACGTCGGGCCGGGAGTACCAGGACGCGTCACGGCCGGCGGCCCACGGCTCCTCGGCCGGCGTCTCGGTGCTCATCGCTGCACCCCCTCAGCGGCCTCAGGCTGCTGTTCGGCCTCGATCGCGTAGGTCGCCGTCTGCCGGACCAGGCGCTGCGCCCGCGCTCCGGGCCGGGTGATCGCCGACTCGTAGCGGCTGGCGGCGTCCTCGCGCTGCTCCCAGGCGGGGCCGTCGGGTCGCCACTCGCCTCGCCAGTGGAACTCGATCTGCCACTCGGTGCGCGGCGGGTGGGCCACGGCCTCGGGCTGGGGTGCCTCGTCGGCCAGGCGGCGCAGCTCGGCACGGGCGGCGGCCAGACGCCTGGCGGGGCTCAGCAGTTCATGGCCCGGCACGTACCGCTGGCAGGCGCGCTCATGCAGCCCCTGCGAACGGGCGCAGGTGCACGGGAACTTGGCCCGCACCTGCGTGAGTACGTCGTGCAGGGCGAGTGCCCGGGTGTCGTCCGGCTCAGCGGCCAGCATCTGCTGGACCTCGTCGGCGGCCCAGCGGAGCACCGAGGCCCGGTCCACGGGCACGGCGGCAGGCAGCGCGGCCACCGTCTCCGAGATCCACTTCACCCAGTCCCGGATCCGCTCCGCACCCTGGGCGCCCGCCAGTTCGGCGTCCTGAAGGCTGAGGAGCATGGTGGGGCCGATGGCTGCGGCAATGGCTGCGGCGCGGTCGGCGGGTGCAGGCGGCACGACGGCCGGTGTTCCATAGTGGGTGGTTTTGTTGGTTTCTGACATCAGGTCACTCCGGTCTGTCCCGGTATCGCCGGGTTGGCGTGCCGGTCGGGTTGGCGGGTTTCGTCGTCTGGATGGGCGGAAGTCAGGCGGCAGGCACGGCCCGGAGGTGTCGGGCGGGTTTCTCGTCGAGTGCGGCTTCGAGGACTCGGCGGTGTTCGGCGGCTTCGAGGGCGGTGGTCTCGCGTCTCGGCCGGGCGGGGTGCTGCTCGGGGGCGGGTTCGGGGTCGCGGTGGTGTGGTCCGCCGAACTGGCCGGTGGGGATGGTCTCGGCGAGGAGCCGTTCGAGCGGGGTCACGGGGTGGCTCGCTTGGAGGCGTCGTGCATGATCTGGGCGCTGTCCGGGTGGGCGTGCACGGCGGCGACGATCGCGTCGTGCCAGTGCTGGTGTCCGGCCTGGTGGCGGCGCAGGGTGGCGAGTTCCTGGCGGGCGGCGTCGAGCTGGCGGGCGGTGGACGGGCAGTCGCATTCGTCGGTGTCGGGGTTGTTGATGCGGGTCATGCAGCCGGGGATGAGGTGGCGGGTGCCGTCGGCGTCCTGGTGCCAGTAGCAGGGCAGCGGCGGGCAGCGGTGCGGCTGGTCCTCGGGCGGGAGGCCCTGCTCGGCGCGGAGGCGGTCGGCTTTCTCGGCGAGGGTCTCGACGCTGTAGGCGTGGTCGTGGGCGGTCGGCCGAGTAGGGCTCATGACGCCTGCCTCTCGATGGCGGGCCGGGTTTCGCGCTGTTCGGCGGCCTGGAGGAGGTCGAGGAGGGCGGGTCGTACGGGGCTGGTGTTGATGGCGCCGGAGGCGAGTAGGGCCGGCGGGATGAAGCCGGTCCAGTTCTCGGGGGTGGCGAACTTCATGGGCGGTTCGGTGAGCTTGGCGGCGAGGTCGGGGTGGGCCAGGACGGTGGCGCGGCGGCGGGTGTTGCGGGTGGCGGCGGCGCGGGTCTGGTCCTTGATGAAGGCGGTGAGGTCGTTCTGCTGGCGGAGCGCGCGGATGTCGTCTTCGCTGATGTCGGTCATGCGGCGGCCTGGCGGCGGCGGTCGTCGCCGGTGATGACGACGCGGTCGCACATTTCGATGAGGCGGGATGCGACGCGGTCTCCGACGCGGTCGGCGAGCTGTTTGGGCAGCACGTTGGAGGTCATGAGGGTGGGGAGCTGGTTCTCGTAGCGGTGGTTCACCAAGCGGAAGTTGATCTCTTCGGTCCACTCGCTGGTTTTGGCGGCGCCGAGGTCGTCGACGAGGAGCAGCGGGGCGTGGGCGTACTTGCGGAACTCGGTCTCGGAGTCGATGCCGGCGCGGGGGCGGAGGGCGGCGTACATGTCGGCGCTGGAGGTGGCGGTCCAGCGGAGGCTGATGCCGGTGGGGGCGAGGTGCCGCAGCGCGCCGTACGCCTGGTAGGTCTTCCCGACGCCGGTCGGCCCGAGGAGGAGGAGGGAGCGGCCGGTGGTGATGGCGGGGACGATGCGGCGGCCAGAGTGGGCGCGGGTGGTGGCGATGAGGTTGTCGGCCCAGTGCTGGACGTCGGGGTGGTCGGCGTTGGCTCGCTGGTAGATGAACGGGATGTCGTGGTTGGCGTGGTCGATTTCGCGGCGGGCGGTGGCGGGGCGGTCGTAGGGGTCGCCGGTGATGTCGTTGATCGCGTCGGGGGTGAGCTGGTGGGCGGTGAGGATGGCCTGCCAGTTGGTGAGGTCGACGGGGGTGAGGTGGTCCATGGGTGCTCCTACAGGCTTTCGAAGTAGGCGGACTGGTCGGTGGGGTTGGTCCACGGCTGGTAGTTGCCGCTGGCCACGGCCTTGAGCTGTGGCGCCGACCCGGCGGGGACTTCAGGCAGGCCGCCCCAGCCCGGAAGGAAGTAGCGGGCGGAGTAGGGCGGGTTCTTCGAGCTGCGCCAGACGCGCTCGGCGTGATCGACGAGGACGGGCACGCTGCGGGTGGCGACGAGGCCGGCGAGCTTCTTCCAGTCGGCTGCCTGGAGCTGCCAGCTGATGCGCATGCCGCGCAGGGTCATCTCGTCGATGAGCGGCTGGACGATCTTGAGTGCATCGACCTCTCCCGCTGCCGGCTGATCAACGGCGCGGGGGGGATGTGGTTGAACATCTACATCGTGGTTTAGCTGGTCTTGGTAGTGGGGTCCGGTTTCCGGACCCCTAGGGGTCTCGTTTTCGGACCCCTGGGGTCCGGTTTCCGGACCCCTAGCGTTTTCGCTACCGGTCCGGTTTCCGGACCCCTGCGCGGCGCTAGGGGTCTCGTTTCCGTACCCCTGCGATACGGCTAGAGGTCCGGTTTTCGGACCCCTAGAGCCACGCTCCGGGCGGACATAACCGACGGCGCCGGGCACCCGGTAGAGCGCCGAGCGGGTGCCGCGCGCCTCCTCCAGGAGCTCCAGCTCGCCGGACTTCACGAGTGCATCGACGGACTTGATCACCGAGGAGCGCGCGGCGTTGCTGAAGTGCGTCAGCTCGGCCGTGCTTGCCCGGACCGTGCAGTCCGGCCCCGTGATCCAGTTGGCGACGGCCAGCATGATGTGTCGGCCGGTCCCCTTGGACTGGGAGTGGTTCCACACCCAGTACATAGCGTCGATGCTCACGTGCTCTTCTCTCGCCGTCGTTGCTGGTCATCGCCTGTTTTCTGGCATGGCTCATGGCGGCTTCATCCGGGCGCGACTTGTGCGCCGGGCGTGCTTCAATCCTACCCCGGGGTGACCGGTCACCTGCCAGTCAAATGAAAGTCGATTACCGGTCAGGGGGTGAACGGTCACAGGGCGGTCAGCTACATTGGCTGTATGACCACGAAGGGAACTACCGGCCGCGTCGTACGCATCGAGGACGACGTGTGGGCTGACTTCGAACAGGTCTGTAAGGAGAAGGGGCTCGCTCGAGCCACGGACATCCGCATGTACGTCGTTCGCGAGGTCACCGCGTGGCGCCGACAGCAGGCTGCTGACCGTCGCGCCGCCCGCAACATCGCCGAGTCCTGACTTCATCGCCGCACCGCCCCCGCCGGGCAGACGTGGCAGATGACGTGCTCTCTGCCGCACACCGCGCCGGCCGGGCACCGCCACCGCAGGTCGACCACCCCGCCGTGCAGCCGGGCCACGCACCACAGCAACCGCCACGGGCCGGGTGTCCGTACATCCCCCGCGACGTACGGCGTCACCTCCGCCATGACCGTGAGCGCCGCACGGTGGCCCACCGTCTGCCGGTAGCAGGGCAGCCCGCACCGGGCGCAGGCCGTAACGACCGCGCCCGGAACGGACTTGACGGGCCTGCTCAACGGCCAGCCCGGGGACTGACGCGTGCGCCGCCGCGGGGCCGCAGCTGGACGCGGGCCTGGATCAGCAGTGACCGCATCGCCCCGTACGACATGTGATGCCGGGCCATGAGGCCACGGATGGAGTCGCCGGCGCGGTATTTGGCGGCGGCCTGCTTCTGGAGCCGGATGCGGGCGTCGCCGACGATGTGGGTGCGGGTCATCAGATGGCCTTCCAGGTGACGGTGCCCTGCTCGACGTGGCCGTGGGCGCGGCTGGTGCCGGTCTTCTCGCCGGTCTCGTCGTCCACGTCGGCGAGGTAGTTGGTCCAGAACGAGACGCGGGCGCGGGCGGCGCCGATGGCCCCGTACGGGCCCTCGTGGGTGGTGCGGGTCTTGCCGTCTCGGTCCGTCTTGGTGATGACGGCGCGGAACACGGTGGCGTCGGCCGCCATGCCGATCGAGCGGGCCATCAGGCACCTGCCTGCGGGCGGAGCCGGAGGATCGCGGCGATGGTGAGGTTGAGGTCGCGCAGGAGGCTGCTGCGGGTCTCGGGCGGCATGTCGGGGCTGTAGGCGACGTGGATGCGCATGCGGGGCCCGGCGGGGTCCTGAATGTCGAGGTGTTCGGCGAACGGCTCCAGGCCGTCGGCGCCGAGCTGGACGGCCCACGTGCTGGTGTCGGCGGCCTTGCTGAGCAGGTCGTCGATGGCCCGCTGGGCGTCACCGAACGCGTCGCCGTCAAGGTCGTCCAGGTCGTGCCAGCAGGCGCGGGGCTCACCGGCGCGGCTCGGGATGACGGTGCCGGTCATCTGCTCGCCGATGCCCACGAAGTCGGCGTCCTCGGTGGTGTTCTTCAGCTGGCGGGCGGCTTCGTGGCGGAGGTCGGCGTCGGTGTACGGGAGGTCAGTCACGGTGTTCTCCTTGGGGTTGGGTGCCGCGCCGGATTCCGCCCGGCGCGGCGCTCGCGTCAGACGGGGCGGTCGCCGAGGGGAA